TGGTTCCAATACCTATATTTCCAGATACAATAGCATCGCCACCTTGGATATCTAACAACTTACGAGGCAAGATGGTTCCAATACCTATATTTCCAGATACAATAGCATCGCCACCTTGGATATCTAACAACTTACGAGGCAAGATGGTTCCAATACCTATATTTCCAGATACAATAGCATCGCCACCTTGGATATCTAATATCTGACGAGTCGTGGTGGTTCCAATTCCAATACTTGTAGAAGCATAGAGATTCGCTCCTTTTATATCAGTATCTGTTCCTGATGTATTTAAAATACGAATACCTCCTGTAAGTGTATCTTGAGTAATACGAGTTCCTCCTAAATCAATTGTATTACCAGATAGATATATATCACGCCAACGTAAATTAGAAGTTCCTAAATCATAAATATTGCAAGCCGATGGAACAACATTACCATCCACAATTAGTTTTCCTAAAGAAATATCATTTGTACCAATTCCAATATTACCATAAACAATTAGATTACTTGTATAAATCGTTTCTAGTGAATCACGAACAACTATCTTATTTGGTAATGATGTTACAGATGCATCTACTGTCCAAGTAGTAGATATGTCTCCAACGTAATTTGGTCCAATGATATAATCCCCAGCAATCAATGGTTGAGATACCCGTGATGCTACCATATTACTTGATGTTATATTACATGCTGTTATTATTGTCGCTGTTATCGTTTCTGCTGTTATTGTTCCAGTGCCTGCATTAATATTATTATTATTTGTTGTTATACCTCCATTCACATACAATTGATAGTCATTCGTAAATTGTTGATTTTGTGTATATCCAATTCCTACCACTTCTTGATTTAGACCTAAATAGATTCCACCTACTGGACCTTCTGTTGTTTTTAAAATTGTATTTTGGAAATTAATATGGAAATCAATCAAATCCGTTGTAATATCATTACCAATGAGGACAGGACGTTTTCTTAAGAAATTATTCATATCAACCAAGGTTGGATCAATATTACTTAAAATACTATTACCAATCGCAATTGTATCACGTACTTTTGAATTAATAAAACTATTATTTGCTACCACAATGGAGGTAAAAATTTCATTGAGTGTATTGGTTGCGGTTGTTGTTTCATTCACACCAATATTGTTTCCTAAAATAATGGAATCTGTACCCACCGTCTTAAAATTCTTACCAATACAGATATTATTTAATCCTTTCACATCCAATGTTTTTCCAATAATGACATTATAATTTGAAGCAGCCGCTGCTACATTAAATCCAACATTTTCACGGGATGATTGGTCATATGTATTTACAAGAATATTAAAATCATTGAATAATAATCGATTGGTCAAATTGGTTAAATTGTAATATAAATAGACATTTGGATTGAGATTGGATGTTAATACATAATTGTAATAATTTTGAGGGTCTTCAATGTTTGCTTGGAGTAAAAAGGTCTTAATATTACTAGCTGATGGAATTAATGGATCATACGAAACTCCAGATAGGTAATTGATATTATTAATATAAAGAGACATCGCATCATCATTACGATCATCTTCAAGAATGACTTGGAATAAATTATTCCGATCCATTTCTACAGTGATCGGAATGGGACCATAAGCGACATTACAAGAATTATAGAGTGTGACTGTCTTCTTTGTAAATCGTGCTTGAAATAGATTTTTATTGGTTTGGTCTTGAATCTTAAAGTCAAACACAAAATTGGTAATAGGGTCTAAATATGTTGTGTGTGGGAAGGTATCACTGATGCTATTGATATACAATTGTTGTTGGTCTGGATTGAGTGTAAAGTCAATTTCAACACGACGTCCATCAAAACTGACATATTCTGGATCAAAGCTACGTTTTGCATATTGAACCACTTGATTAGAAGCCAGTGGATAGACAATTTCATTCGACGAAATATATTGATTCAAATAAGAACGCCAAGTTTGTAAATAGAGTCCATTATAATAAGGCAATGTACTGAGTGGATCAATATAATCACTTACATTGGATTGAGAACTAACAATAAATTGAAGTTCATTTGGTTGATTCTGGTTGGAGTTATTTTGGAAAACATTGCTAGTGAATTGGTAATACACTTTATTTGTGGATAATTCATTCTTTGTAAAGAAAGTTGAAGGATAATAAGAACCATTATCTTTACGATAGAACTCAATATTACTGGATTGATAAATATTGATATTACCCGATGTTAAATCAATCATCGATGTGGTAAGCACATTATAGTCATTTAAAATATTACTTGAAGTTAATTTATACACATAATCTGGATTATTTAATATGAGTTGTGGTTTTGTTTGGATATTAATGGTATATGTCAATATTTCTTGAGATACATCATAAATATTTGAATCCGTAAGACCTTTCAATGAACCAACAATTAAACTAAATTGGTCTGTTAAATTGTTCTCGCCTGTATGATGATAAAATACTTTGCGTTGAAGGATATCTGTATAGCTAAAGTAAGGATCCGCCATATATTTAAAATTGGAATTAGAAGGTATCACTTCTTTTAAGATACAGCCATAGGTTGGATTGGAAGATACAAAGAAATGTAAATCTCGGGAATTACTTGAAACAACATATTGAGTAAGATCTGAGAAATTATAGAAACCACCATTGTCTAAGGTTTTTTGTACATTTGAAGTATTAAAGTAAGGTCGTTGGGTAAAGTGGCTATATTCAATGACTTTTGGAACGGAATAGCCTTTAATACTTAAAGTTGAACCATTTGACGACCATTGATAACCATCTTGAATCAAACCCGCTGATCTTGGAATCGTATTGAGTTTGATTTGATAAGTATCATTGATAACACGACCAGTATCTACTAGGAAGGGTGGGAAACGTGACCAATAATTTTTGATCGTTGTTGTATAAACTTCCGATACATCTCCACGATATTCTAGATAAAATTGATAAGTATCATTGGATAATTCCATCGGTGTATAGGGAATATAGTGGATTTTATCGTTTTTAAATTCTTCATATGTGAATCGTTGTCGTACATTTGTAGATTGTATGAGGGCACTATTCGATGAATAGAAATAACCTTTATTTGGACTTCGAGTGATATGGATATAGAGTTCATTTGAATTATAAATCGATGGCTCAAAGGTTTGATTAAGATAAGACCATAAATCACCCTTTAAATGATGATTATATATGGATTGTATTTGATTTAGTTCATTGCAACTTGTTTGTCCAGTTTGGATCGCAGGATAAATGGTTTGTTTATAATTTTCAATCAGGAAACTGCCTTGTGAAAAGCTATCTCCTGTAACTGAATTAATCAGATCATAATCAATGGCATATCGTCCGGAAGTATTCGAAGTGGTTAAATAAATTTGTTCATCTTGAATGTCTTTTTGAGAGAACTGTGTTTGATTAAAATCATTCGAATGAGATAGGATGCGATAGATGACTTCATTTGGATAAAGTTCATTATAAGTAATATAGCTATGATTGGGTGTAATAATATTGCGACGATCTTGAATGCTTTGATTCACATAAATGAGATTTTGAATACGTGAATCCAATTGAATGGGTTTGGAGATTAAGCTTCTCGCTTTATAAGGGATTGTCGTCTTATCTATATAGAAATATTGAATGTTCGCAATATTGGAACGTGTAAGAGGAATAAATTGATATTCTGCTATTTGATTATAATCGATTTTATTCGTGAGTTCCTTTGTATTTTTATGAAGTAAAACGCCATCTTTGCATGCTTGGATACCAATAAACGTATTCGCTTCATTTGCAAAATTATAAGCTGGACTGACTTGTGTTCCATCTAAAATTTGTGATACAAAATTACTCGTTTGGAATGCAAAAGATTGATCTAAGGAAGTTGGAGTGGCTACATTGCTGTAATAATTTAAATCGATATGACGATTATTGTCAAACTGAATGCGATGGAATTCATAGGGTTGATTGGAAGTTAAATTGCTCGTTATCCACACGTAAATATCACCTTGAGTTAAATTGCTTTGGTTAAATTGTGTAATTGGTCCTACATCTCGTTGGATAATAGATAGATTGCTATTCGTTACTTGATATTGATAGATGGCGTTATATTGATATAGATTCTTATCGTATAATGGGAAAGCATTGATATATTTTGCCGTTTCTAAATAATAGGCAAAATTACTCGTATACACTTTATAAATGTCTTCCCCTGACAATGTACTTAAACGGTTATTGGATGTTGAAGGATAAGTAATGGGTATTTGAACATTGCAGTCAAAATAGATAGGTAGTTGATCTTCTGCTGAATAGTAACGTGAGCTTTCATAAACAACATTGGAGGTTTGAACAAATAGATTCGACGCATAATCATAGAAACTTTCATGAGTAATTTGCTTACGATATTCCCAATAAACATTGGTTGCACCTGTTATCGTTTCATATTCATAATAAGGATGCACTACACCATAGAAATAAAGTGAATAAGTCTGTGCATAATCTCTGTTGATGATATTAATATTATAAGAACCTGTAGTTGCAGGGTTTGTGAGTGGATTTTCAGATGTATATTTGTAATAATAAATATTACACGCTTGTCCATCCCACGGAGAAGGTAAAGGAAGTTTATTTTTATCTGCGACACTTAAGCCAGCATAGGAGATCTTATTAAAAGAATGTTTGTTTGTAATGTTGCATGTTTCTAAGTATTGCTGGGTTGGGTCATAGCCAATCACATTGCATGTATATGATATTGAATTTGTTGAAATAGATGGTGGTGTGCTTCCTCCTGCATTGGTAACTGATACGGTTGTTGTATCAGTAATGGTCGTTTGTAAAGGTTGATTTTGTTGTTCAATATTTAAAAGCACCAATTGTGTTATAGCGCCTGTAATGGTATAAGGATTGTATTGAACTTTATAAAGGGGTATTGAAAAATAGGTACTTGGATTGTTTCGTATAAATGTTAGATTTAATATACGATAATCTAGACGATCTCCATTTGTTAATTGAATCAAGAGTTGACACTGGTCTTGTTTCGTTGGATGATAACTTTGATAAGTGATTTCATTCATATTCGTAGCTGTTTCAGGAATCGTAAGTATTCCATAGCTTGGATATTGGCGAACATAAATTTCATTTGCAGATAGACTGGGTAGATTTACGAAGGTTAATACATTGCTCGTTGGAAGAGATACTGTGATATTACTGGTTGTATAATCGTTTATGTAATTGGATGTCGCTCCATAAAAGACTGAAAGAGGATAGTCGTCTGTTCCTATAGTGACTTGAAGTTGTTCATCCATACTTACATTACTATATGTCACACATAACGTTATACTTTGGTCGATCACATCTTGATAAGTAGTTGTAACTGGATTCGTTACATAGGCAACTTGATTCTTTTTAAGTGTCATATTGGTACCGATCGTCCATTGAATATTTGTTGAAGGATCGTATAAAGGTTTTCTTAATAAATAACTACGATCAATGGTTGTATCTTGATAAGGATGAAGGAAAATGACATTGCTATTAAATCGTTCAATATTTGAAGAATAGAGAGTGATCACATTGGGGCGATTGGATAAGAGGAGTTGTTGGTCGATTTGTCGTGCTGAATAAATTGTAAATTGGTCTTGTGTTGCAAATAAAGATTCTGGGAAAGGGGTATAGGTAATGGTTGGCGAATGAATGTATAAATTCGATGTTAATAAGCCATATTGAGGTTGTTGAAGAACAATATTACTGAGTACTTCTTGATTTGTTGGATAGCTGCCATAGAATCCTGTATCATAACCATCTGTAGATGTTTCATAATTCCATAGATTAAAATTCCAAGCTTCTACATTACTTGCTTGACGAATATATTCATAACGTGAAGGCATTTCAATATTGGATTGATAACCATCTTGTTGAAGAGAATAAATGGGATATCGTTTTGGAAAGTAATAGCGATAGATGAATTGATTGCTTTGTCCAACATTATCATCTTTCTTTACAAGATTGATTCCAAGAGTACCTAATTTATCTGTGGGCGAAACACTATAAGGATGTCCTGTAAAATAAATCGTGATTGGGTATTGTTCAAATTGTTTTTGTTCATTCTCAAAAATTTCATTGCTACTTGGAATCAAAGGTAATCCGACACCATTTTGAATACGAATATTCGAGCTCATATTTACCTCCATTGTTAAATTAGAAAGAGTCATTGGAGCAGCATATAAAGGTATGACTTTGCCTTGATAAAGGATATGAGTATAGAATAAATTGAGTAAATTGGAATCAAAAGTTACAATCGGTATGGGAACACGATGATCCCCTGAATTATAAAGATTACTAGTATTTAATGCAAATACTGCTGATGTATTGCTACGAATACCATCAAATATTGTATCTGTGTAAGATTCTTGTAAATTAAAGAAATCATATGTCTTAGAAGCATTTAATGGAAAACGATAATCCAAACGATCTGCTAAGACATAAACACTTGATACATCTATATCGTGACCAATCGAAATCGTATTCTCAGCATCGCAAAGAATATTTCCACCTAATAAAATACCTGCATTTCCAGAATTGTTAATATCTTTACCAACTGCAATGGCATTATGATAAGTCTTAACATTTTTGGTACCAATCGCAATACCAAATGAATTCGCAGTATCATGAGTATCTACGCCATAACCAATAAACACATTACAGTTACCTGTTTGGAAATTTTCTCCAATACGATAACCAATGACAACAGATCCATCTGTTTGACGATCTAAAAGTGTATAAGCACCAATCACCACATTTTGATTTCCTTCAAGATTACATGCAGCACTTTTACCAATATAGACATTTTCACTTCCACTTGCAAGAGCACCTGTATCGCTTCCTAAATAAACATTATAATCACCTGTAACATTTGAAGCACCAGCATTCGTTCCTACATATAAATTACCAGAACCGGTGGCTATACTTCCTGCAAAAGCACCTATCGCAATATTGCAATCCCCGTGTTCAGCACGTTGAAGGGCATAAGCACCAACCGCTACATTAAATCGACCATCTTGGAGATATTCGCCTGCTTTATATCCAATAAAGGCGTTTCCATCTCCAAGTGAATTAGAATAGCCTGCATAAGCACCAAAATAGGTATTCTCACTGCCACGGAAGGAAGCTCTTCCAGAACGAAATCCTGCCATTGTATTAAAGTTACCACTGCGATTATCTTGACCCGATTCTGCACCAATCATCGTATTAAAATCACCATCAAGTGTTCTTTCTGCTGCTCGATAACCTACTGCAACGATGCGATTTCCTGAAGTATTTTCACGAAGCGTATACGCACCTACACCCACACATTCTGAACCATCTTTATTGAGTTCGCCCGCACGATAACCTACAAATGTATTGGCATCTCCATTACGATTTTGTAATCCAGCAAATGCACCCACATAGGTACAATAATTTCCATATTGATTAAGGCTACCTGCTTGAAATCCAACAAAGGTTCCAAATGAACCTTCCATATTTTGTTTACCAGACTCATAACCGACAAACGCATTACCAGAACCGGTACTTATTTTACCAGCACTTTCACCCACACGAACAGATAATAGAGATCGTGTGGAGATATCTGCGAAAAATTCATATTGACCTTCTCCACCACTGCGTATGTTATAGGCAGATGATTGAAGATTCAACATCTCCAAAAGAAACCTCTACTTTTACACAAGGAAAAGTAATATTGAAATAAAATTTATGGATATAAATAATCGTCTTGTTCAATGCTAAATTCGTCGAGGGTATCCGTATAAAACTTTATTTTAAAATCTTCTTGTTTTAAATCAATGGGCTGATCCAATTCACATTGATAAATCAAATGAACCAAGCGAGCCGTAGCATTTCTCGGAAGTTGAAAACTTGGTAAATATTTATGAAGGATAGAGAAGACATTTTCTGTGTTTATGAAAAGATCTAGAATAGTATTATTTGAATACTTTTTTAAATAACGATTCAATAAATCAATCAAACCGTGATCTGAAAAAGCCCATAGATCTTGCAACTCTTGAATACCGAGTGCTTTAAGTATATGATCAGAATGAATCAAAATTCGTTCCATTTGTCGTGTATGATTGTTCCAATAAACAAATAAATAATAACCAGGTTTAAATTCTTGAATGGGGGGATTTGACCAAGATTTATGAAGACGATAGTTAAAAATTTGTGTCATATAAGAGGATTGTTCTGTAACATAAAATACTTGATGAATATAGGTTGGAATCCATGATAAAATCCATCGGGCAAGTTGTTCTTGTTTATATTTGATAGGTGTATAGATTTTCATTGCCCAACGACATAAGGCTAAGGTAAGCATATTTCTTTATTTTTCTAAGCGAATTTATCTTTAACATAACATAAAAAATGACCCGTATTTTAAGAAAAGTTTATTTAATCTATTTAATAAAGAGATGGTTGAGTTTGATATTGAAAGTTATATTGCAAACCCTAAAAAATATTTAGATAGCATTTCACTCAATGATTTAGTGAAATTTTTAAAAAAAGCCAATGATTATTATCGTAATAAAGAAACAACATTGATTAACGATGATTTATACGACTATGCGATGGCATATCTTGAAATGAAAGATCCGGATCATCCTTTCTTAGACTACGTAGGTGCCGAAGTGGATAATAAAACGAAATTACCAATTTGGATGGGTTCTCAAGATAAAATTCGTGATGATCCAAAAGCCTTAACAAAATGGGCGGATAAATATACTCCTCCCTATGTGATCAGTGATAAACTCGATGGCAATGCAGGATTAGTTGTCTATAAAGATGATAAATTTACTCTCTATACTCGTGGAGATGGTGAATATGGTCAAAACATTTCCCATTTATTGCCCTATATTAAACATAAGGATTGGGACGTATCTGCTTATAAAAAGAAGACCTTTATTGTACGTGGTGAATTGATTATATCTAAAAGGAATTGGAATACAATTAAAGATGTGGGTGCCAATGCTCGTAATGTCGTTGCCGGACTTCTTCATTCCAAAGAACCCAATGTGCGTGTGGCAGAAGCTTTAGACTTTGTTGCCTATGAACTCGTTGAACCAAAAATGGACTATCAAGCCAGTCTAGAACTACTTCGTAAAATTGGAATTTCCACCATTGATTATAACATTATTGGAAAAGAAGAACTTACATTAGAATATCTATCAGAATATCTTATTCGTCGTCGTGAAGAAAGTCCTTATGTGATTGATGGTGTGGTTGTTCGTGAAAATAAACATCATCCAATCGTAGTAGGTAAAAATCCTAAATATTCCTTTGCGTTTAAGACGATTCATACACATGAACAAGCGGAAGTGATTGTTTCTCACGTAGAATGGAATGTAAGTAAAGATGGTTATATCATTCCATTGGTCCATTTTAATCCCGTTTATATTGGAGATGTTAAAATCAAACAAGCCACGGGTCATCACGCAAATAATATTAAAGAAAACGTGATTGGTCCTGGTGCTCGAATTATTATTATTCGTTCTGGAGATGTGATTCCTTATATTCTACGTGTATTATCTCCTGCTGCAAATGGTAAGCCTCAATTCCCAGATATTGACTATGAATGGAATGAAACAGGTGTCGATATTCGTGTGAAGAAAGGCGTGGTTAATTCAGCTCAACAACTCAGTCAAATGGTTCATTTCGTAAATACTTTGGATATCAAATATGTTGCAGAAGGTATGGTAAAGAAATTGTTTGAAAAAGGTGTTCAAACGATTCCACAATTAGTCGGTCTTCAAAAATCCGATTTATTACTGGTTGAAGGCATTCAAGAGAAAGGTGCCGATAAAATTTATAAATCCATTCAAAGTCGTATGAAATCAGTTACCTGTGAAGAATTGATGGTTGCAAGCAACCTATTTGGACGTGGTTTTGGATTAAAAACCATTCAATTGATTGTTCAAGAACATCCTGAAATTCTAAAAATGGCTATGCTAAAAGAATTAAAACCGATTAAAGGTGTGGGTCCAAAGACAGCTAAACAATTTATCGAAGGATTACCTGTATTCTATGCATTCTTAAAAGAATTAGGTATTACCAAATGCAAAGCGCCCAACAAAGTGGTTGTTGAACCAACGGCAGTATCAAATGGAGAAGACTTTAAAGGAAAATCCTTTGTTTTCACTGGTTTTAGAAACAAAGAATGGGAACAAAAGATTGAAGCTTTAGGTGGAAAAGTATCTAGTTCTATTTCTAAAAATACATTTATGGTTGTGGCTGGAGATGTAAACGATACTTCAGCAAAAGTAATGAAAGGAAAAGAGCTCGGTATTCTTATTTCGAAAGATGCATTTGCTAAAAAATATAAGTTTGAATAAGGACGCTTTTGATATAAAGCATTAACCTCTTTTTTTTATAACTGTGTCCAATGGCTCTAGAGGACCATCATTATTCTGTTTATTTGAGTGATCATGACCCGTGTGCTTTTCAACCCATAAGTATCCTTAAAGAGTTAAAGCCTCATCAACGAACCGCTTTAGCCAAATGTATTGCAATGGAAACGCAACCTTTTTTAACATATCATGTTCCTAATCCTGAACAGTCCATTCGCTTTCCTAGTTCATATATACCTAATTTTAAAGGAACCTTTCAAGTTCAAGCAAATATTGGCATCATTGGTGATATTGTAGGATATGGGAAAACATTGATCGCTTTATCTTTAATCGCTAGCCAACCTTTATCTCAGATTTATGTTCATCAACTACAAAATCATAGTTATGGTAGTTCTCATTTTTCGGCATCGATGTCGTTTGTAAAAGAACGCACGTTCCGTTATCTACCAGATGATTTGATTCATACAACTCTTGCTGTTGTGCCCAAAGGACCTGTTTTTATTCAATGGAAACATTTCATTGAAAAAGATACGAAACTTAAATGTCTTGCCATTGATTCCTTACATACCATTCGTAAGTTATTGCCAAAGACTTATCCAGAACTTAAGAAATATTTAGAACAATATGATGTCGTATTGATTAAGAATACCACCCTAAAGGTTTTGATTCAATATTATGAAGAATTAGAATCTCGTGTGACCATTCACGGTTTTGATCGTATTATGGTAGATGAAGCCCACGATATTTTATGTAAAATCCCCTCAATGAACTTTAAGTTTATTTGGCTGATTACAAGTAGCTATCGTCAATTGTCCCATTATTCCAATTCAAAGAGTATTGCGAATCATTTGGATTTAATCATTCATCATACAGAACGTCTCCATTATTTATTAGTTAAAAACGTGAATGAATATGTGGTTCAATCCTTTGATATTCCAAAACCGATTGAAACCTATTATTTATCTCGTATGGATCGTATGCTTACTGCGATTTCCTTATTTGTACATCCAACCATCCGTGATAAGATTAATGTCAATGATATTGCTGGCGCTGTTCACGATTTAGGTGGAACACAAACGGATGAAGAAGGTCTGGTCAATTTGGTGAAACGAGATTTTATGAAAGACATTCAAAATAAAGAAAAAGAACTGGCGTTTATTCAAAGTTTAGACTTGGAAGCAGAACAAAAAGAAGCAAGATTACGTACAGTAAGACAAGAATTGAATCGTGTTACTTCTCGCTATGAAGCTTTAGAGGAACGTCTGCGAAATATGAATACAGAAACGTGTCCTATCTGTATGGATACTTTTGAAAATCCTATCTATTTAAGCTGTACACATACGATATGTGGTAAATGTTTGTTTAAATGGATGCAGTCGTCTATTATCACTCGTGGATTCAATGTTGGTTGTCCTCAATGTCGTACATCGATCGATTGTACGAAACTGGTGGCCGTTGTACAAAATTCAGCTGTACAAACAACCCCAAATCAACAGATGTTATCTAAAGAAGAACATTTGATTGAAATTCTAAAAAAGAAACCCGATGGTCGTTTCATTCTATTCTCACGTGTGGATTCTCAATTTTATCGTTTATGCCAATTATTGACAGATCATAAGATTCCTCATAGTGAAATGAAAGGTTCTACATCTCATATGATGCATATTTTGGAAGATTTTAAAGAAGGTCGTTTAAAGATTATTCTATTGACCACCCAATATGCAGGATGTGGGATTGATATTAGTTGTGCGACAGATGTCATAATTTATCATAAGATGCCTGAAGATCGTCAACAAGCTATAGGACGTGCCCAACGTGTCGGAAGAACACAACAGTTAACGATCCATCACTTATGTTATGCACACGAATTAAGCGAGGATTAAGTAGCAACACGTTGTTTGACTTCTTTTGTTTTATTGTAAATGATCATCTTAAGTTCTTTTACAAACATTTGATATTCACGTAGAATACGTTTTTCTTTTTCCTTATCTTCTGTATTGATATAACCTTCATCGGCCATATAATCCACGAAACTAATGATTTTATCAAAGGCTTCTTTGCGTAGTTGATCGCGTTTTGTATGTAAATAATCAGACATATGATTTGCTACGCCACACGCTAATTTGGGATAAATAGATTTATCAACGGCTGCTTCCCATTCGTTGTTTCCAATATGAACGTCGGAATGGCCCATTTTAAGATTCTTTTTCTGTACGCATTGATTTTCTGGACGATCAAATAAGCGTTTGCTATAATCCATTACAATGCGACGATCCACACGAGGATACATCTTCTTAATATATTCAAGGGCTTCTTCACCTATATGGTCTTTAAGATATTCAATATTATCTTGATGATAAACCACGATAATGTTTTGAGTATTGTTTTGAGTATCAATGTTATTTTGAGTTTGAATGTTATTATTGTTTTGAGTTTGGATATTATTATTGATGGTATTTACATTCATCGGTTCATTTGTAAGAGGTTCATATGGAATTAAAGCCGTTGCATCCCTTTCCTTCTTTACTTTACAGATCTTATAATGGCCGAAACGAGAATTATCGTGTTTAAAGATCTTGTGGCAATATTCACATGAATGCTTATCCCGAATCCCTTTGCATTTTTCCATATGCTTGTTTAAATACCATTTAGCATAGAGGCATTTGTCGCACTTTTTACATCTATATTCCGTATCATTCTTCGTCTCTATTTCTTCTGTATCTATATTATTAGTATTTTTATATATATTATTAGTATTATTATATATATCATTAGTATTATTATATAAATCATTAGTATTATTATGTATATCATTAGTATTATTATGTATGTACTCCTCATAAGTATAACCGTGTATCCTTACCATATGCCTCTTCATTGTAAAGTTTCTACTAAAAAAGTCGTAACATATAGGACACTGTATATCTGGTGCTTCTGGTGCTTGTGAATTTTCCATTATAATATAAGTTTAGAAAAAGATTCTTTATATAAATATTTACAGACATAGGTGTTTTGCACCTACACCGGAAACTTTAGGGGGGGATTTATTTTATTTTTCCAAGTCGCTAAAAAATTTTAAAGTCACTTCTAAATTAAAAATCGAACAAATTTGTCCGTTCTTGGAAAAAATAAAATGTCTTTATTTTAGATGTTTAAAACCCGTGCTACGTGTATTCGGGAGGTTGAAAATTGGTCTAGCTATGAGAATGCCCATCGGCTCGACCACGCTTCATTTAATCCCGCACGCGTTCAAAAAAATTTAGAAATCTGGGCACCTAAGATGGCTGCTTTAATGAAAAAGATTGAACAATTGGATCATGATGATATGAAACGTGATGGTCATCTTTATAAACATCTTATCTTCTCTGATTTAAAGACGAATGGAGGTGCCAAAAGTATTGCAAGTGCGTTATTATCCAATGGTTATTCATTGATTTATGATGCTTCTCTGTCTCTAAAATCGAATTTGCCCAAAACAAAAAAGAACTTTGTCCTTCTAACCTCTACGAAAATCTATCAAAAAGCGATTGGTGTTCGTTTCCGTCGTAAAGTATTAGACTTGTTTAATGCACGTCCAGACAATGTTTATGGCCAAGATGTACGCTTTTTAATTCTTGATTCTGGATTCAAAGAAGGCATTGATGTCTTTGATATTCGTTACATCCATATTTTAGAAACACCCATTACAAGTGCAGATCAAAAACAAATTATTGGTCGTGGAACACGTTTCTGTGGTCAAAAAGGGCTTAAATTTGATTCCAAACACGGTTGGCCTTTGTTCGTTTATAAATACCGTACGACTGTTCCAGATTCTCTAAAAGATACTTATGAAGCCGATACACTCTATGATATCTTTTTAAGAAATAGCAATCTTAATCCAGCGTTAATCACGTTTGGTAAAGAATTGGATGAAAAAGTCATTCAAGCTTCGGTGGATTTACAATTAAATGCACCCATTCACGCTGTACAAAAAGATTTTAAAGATATTTATGACAAGGCGTTGCGTGATTATCCAAGTCCTATGGCAATTTCTCCTGCCAAAGAAGAAATCACAGTGAAATATGGTGTTAAAATGGAAAAGCATGGTCCTATTAATTGTAAAAATGGTTGTAAAGGAAATGTGTTAGCAATGCCAGTCCCTTTTATGTTAATTGTTTGGTATATGAGTAAGAAAACAGATTTGATCAATGATAAACGACCTAAGGCCTTCCTATGTGAAAAAATTGTAAAAGATTCTGAATATTGCAAGCGACTCAGTAGTGCTTGGCATCGTCCAGATATTTATATCCTTAAAAATGAAAAACGTATTTATGAACGACTTAAGGCAATTCCCAATCGAGAACCCTTTAGAACTCAAAAAGAAGAAATGCTTCGTTATGTAAGAATTCGTTTGGAAGCGATTCAACTCCCACCCGAACCACCCATGCGTGATATGAATTACGAACAATTACAAGACTATATTAGCAAACGCTTTAAGAAGTTTAAATGGGAAACACCAAAGATTGAAAATCAATGTGTGGAAAAACCGGCGGATCCACAAAAAGGAGAACTCACCTTTACACCCAGTCAAGATTTTGTACGACACTATTTCCAACCTGCTTCAGTTTATAAGGGACTATTACTATGGATGAGTACGGGATCTGGCAAAACATGCACGGCAATTGCCACAGCAACCACAAGCTTTGAAAAAGAAGGCTATACGATTTTATGGGTCACCCGCCATACATTAAAATCAGATTTATGGAAAAATGTCTTCCAACAAATCTGTTCGATTGCCTTACGTGAAAATATGCCAGCTGATTTTTCATTAAGTACAGCTTTAAAGAACCCTCTCAAATATTTATCCGATCGTTGGATGATGCCTTTAACCTATAAGCAATTTTCCAATATGCTTCTAAAACGAAACCAATTTTACAAAGAAATGGTGAAACGTAATGGTGAAAAAGATCCTCTAAAAAAGACCATTCTCATCATTGACGAAGCCCATAAATTATTATCAGAAGACTTATTACCTCAAGAAAGACCTGATTTTAAGATTTTACAAAAAGAAATTCAGCATTCCTATAAGGAATCTGGAAAAGACTCCGTTCGTGTGTTATTGATGAGTGCAACTCCTTATACCAATGATCCAATGAACTTTATAAAAATCTTAAATTTATTACGTGAATCCAAGTTCTTCCCAGAAACCTTTGCAGAATTCCAAAAAGATTTCTTAACAACGGAAGGCACATTTAAAGATCCCTACACCTTTGTCAATCAAGTATCTGGATATGTGAGTTATCTCAATCGTGAAAAAGATATCCGTCAATTTGCTGTCCCAATTGTTAAATCCATTGAAGTACCTATGAGTGAGTCATCCTTGCCAGAAGTCAAAGAAAAATTAGATAAAGTTCAAGAATTGTATAAACAAGCTCAAAAAGATCTGGATCATTATAAAGACGTTAAAAAGAGAGGCAGAGAAAAACTCAAAAAAGAAAGAGTTCTCTTGGAAGATCGTTGCAAAGAGATTGAAGATCGCAAAGAAAAACGCGAATGTAAAGAAGCCATTCCTCAAAAATTAGAACAATTTAAAAACTTCCTATTTAAAGAAGCCAATAAAGCCATTGAAGAAAACGAAGAAAAAATGAAACAACTTAAACCAATCGTCGTAACAACACAAAAAGAGTTTAAAGAACTCAAAGAAAATGACTTGAGTCAAGAGCGCATCTTAACAGAAAAGTGCTTTAAACAAAAGTTGGCATAATTACATAGTGTTTATATACGTGTCATTATGGAAGACAAAAAAGACTTTCTCTTCCGGTTTATATCGGTTGAAAAGAGACGTCATCTCAAACTAGATGATGAAGCCTTTTACAGTGTGACCGATCAATATACAGCCGATCGTATTTCAAGAGACATTCTACGTGTGCTTCCTGATCTTCAAATCATTACAGATGCAACGGCATGTATTGGTGGAAATACCTATTCTTTTTCAAAGTATTTCCCCAAGGTAAATGCCATTGAAATGGATCCTTTGCGTTATCAATATCTTCAACATAATATGAAAGTATTGGAAACGATCAATGTGGATATGTATTTGTCTGATTTATTGATTGCGTGTCATCGATTGTCTCAAGATCTCATCTTTATTGATCCTCCCTGGGGTGGACCCGATTATAAAAGTAAAGATGCGGTGGATCTCTTTATTTCAGATGTTGAACTATCTGAAGTATGCGAGCATATTAAAGATACAGCCAAATATATTGCTCTTAAAGTACCGATCAATTTTAATGAAATGCAATTTGTTGAAAAAACGATGCTGTTTATGAAATTGATTTATAAAAATACAGAATTGCGAAAAATGCATTTACTACTCTTTCAAGTGCTAGATGGACATTCTCCATAAATTTCAGTTTCATTATCATAAGAAGACATTACACGTGTATAACAATTTACACCCTCCAATAGTTCATTCAAGTCTTTGGGTTCAAGATTTTCTTTTTCCATTAAAGCCTTTGCAATACGGTCTAGATACATTTCATTTTGTCGTAAAAGTTCCATACCTTCGCTATAACTATGTTCAATGAGTTCTTTAACTTCACACGCAATATCTGCAGATAAAGCGTCTCCAATGATATTATCCATTACATTGAGTGGTCCAATGGTTTGATTAAAACCGTATTCAGTTACCATTTGTGTTGCTAAAGCAGTTGCTTGGCGGAAATCTTGAGAAGCACCGGTTGTAATTTTTAAAGTACCATATTTGAGTTCTTCTGCAATACGGCCTCCTAAAGCAACCATTAAACGATTTTCAAGATATTCACGTGTATAGAGTCCATTATCGATACGATCTTCACTTGGTTCAAAATAAGTGACACCACTTGCATCTCCACGTGGAACAATCGAAATCTTTTTAACATTGTCATAATCTCCAAGTAAAATACCCATTAGAGCATGACCGGCTTCGTGATAGGCAACAAGTTCTCGCTTACTATCGGATACAACTCTTGTTTTATTTTCAGCTCCCAAAATGATTTTATCAAATACTTGAATGATGGTAGATTGATCAATCGAAGGTAAATTCTCTCGAGCAGCATAAATCGCAGCTTCATTGCATAAATTTTCTAAATCCGCTCCAGAAAAGCCAATCGTCATCTTTGAAATACTGTCTAAATCAATGTATTCATCGACTTTTTTGTTTTGTAAATGAACTTCCAATATAGCTTTACGACCGACAAAATCAGGTAGTTCTACATAAACTTGACGATCAAAACGTCCTGGACGCACAAGCGCTTCATCCAATAACTCTGGACGGTTGGTTGCAGCAATTAAAATCACACCACTATTAGGATCAAAACCATCCATTTCTGTCAGAAGTTGATTGATGGTTTGTTCGCGTTCATCATTGGAATTGCTGCCTGGTCCTGCCGAACGCTTTTTACCAATGGCATCAATTTCATCAATGAATATAATACAAGGGGCTTTCTCTTTCGCTTTTTTAAAGAGATCGCGAATACGAGAAGCTCCCAAACCAACGAATAACTCAATAAATTCAGAAGCAGAACAAGAGAAAAAAGGAACGCCTGCTTCACCTGCTACGGCACGTGCAAGGAGCGTTTTACCTGTACCAGGAGGACCAATCAATAAAATACCTTTAGGAATACGAGCGCCCATTTCAATGTATTTATCTCCGTCTTTTAAAAAATCAACCACTTCTTTTAAGTCTTCTTTAGCATTATCAATCCCTGCCACATCATCAAATCCCACTGTAATCTTATTTTCTTCTTCATAAAGCTTACCAACTTGTTGATTGACACCAAATGGACTACGACCATTTTGATTGGAAACAAGCATGAAAATTAAACGTAAAATAAAGAATAGTCCTACCATCTGAATAAATGTTTCAAACATAGAAGCTAAAATCATACCATTATTTGCTTGTTCGCGAATATAATGCACTTCTACATCGTAATTGATTAAATCATCTACAAGTGTATCCGATGGAATCAATTGAACTTTTACTTCCTCACCTGAACGTGTCAATGCTTCAGCATGAAGATCTTTTGCATGAATATGGACACTTAAAATATGTTTGTTCTTTACTTCTTTCATAAAATGCGTATAGGACCATTCAGGAGGAGGCACTGTTTTTAATTCAGGAGCTGGCATTTGAGGAAGAGAGAAAGAGAGATTTCCAAATGTATAAGGAATATATTTTACAAGGGGAATGGGGTGTTGAGGAGGAATAAAAGAAGAAATCGCATTTCGTTTCATCGAAATACGACGATAAGAAGAAAGAGAGCGAGAGCACTGCATTCTATTGAATAAGAAAAAGATTTCTTTTTATATCCTTTATGTCTTGGTTTAAACGCTTAAAAACTTAGGAATGTAATAATGCGTATTGCGCTGATAGGTCCAGGTATTATGCCGATTCCTCCACCTGGATGGGGTGCTGTAGAGATATTGATATGGGATTGTTATCAAGAATTAGTGCGTCAACATCAAGAGGTTGATATTATTAATGTATTAAGACGTACAGATTATGAACAAAAAAATCCATACAGTCCTTACTGTCAATATTTAATTCAGATGATTAATCAAGGGAATTATGATTTTGTACATATTCATTATGACTGTTTATATGGAATCATTCCATTTTTAACCGTTCCGTCCATTGGAATCACAAGTCATTATCCTTATATTGATCAAATGGATAAATATGAAAAAGATGGGTATTCATCGATTTTTAATAATTTATGTAAAAATCAACTTTTTACGATATTTGCCGTGTCTCAAAAAGATTATGACCAGTTTAAAAACTACTGTGAATGTCCCGATCAGGTTGTATTAATGTTAAATGGGGCAAATCCAAATGAAATCATACCTATACGAAATGGAAAATATAGGGATCGTAGTATTTATGTTGGAAAAATAGAGCCTCGAAAACAACAACATAAATATGCATCCTTCGAAAAGGTTCATTTCTATGGTAAATGTGAGCAAAATGATTCATTCTTCCATCATCAAAATTATAAAGGTGAACTTGCTCATTCAGATTTAATGAAAGTAATGCCTGAATATGGAAATCTTATTTTACTAAGTACAGGAGAAAATGGAACACCACTTGTTGTCAAAGAAGCTTTAATGGCGGGTTTACCTGTTATTATTAATTCACATAGCACAAATGATATTGATACTACACTACCCTTCATTGATGTGATTCCAGATGCAAAATTAGATGATTTAAATTATATTCAAACAGTTATAGAAAAGAATCGAGCGTATTTAGATCGAGATAAAATTCGTGAATATGCACTCAAACATTTTGCGTGGCCTTATTTGGTTGAGGTCTATCTAAAAAATATACTAAAGATATGTTCCAATAAATCTATAGTATAAATGCGAATTGCAATCATCGGTCCAAATGCTCCCATTCCACCAACCGGTTGGGGAGCGGTTGAATCTCTTATATGGGATTATAAATGTTATTTGGAAAAATTCGGTTGTACGATTCTAATCGTACACCAACAAGATAATGGATTGATTGTACCCCGCATAAATGCTTTTAAACCAGATGTCATTCATATTCACTATGATGATTTTTGGTATTTATGGGATCATTTCGAGTGTAAAAATATCATTATTACAAATCATTTTGCTTATTTAGAACATCCCCAATTGAGAAAACAGGAACATCTAAATGGAATCGCACAATCCCAATCATATATTCATTGTCTTTCCAAAGGGATTCAAGATGTATATGTTAAAGATTTTCACGTACCTTTAGGACGTACATTTATTTTACAAAATGGTGCAAATGAATCATTATTTCGATTTACAAGAGAACCTCTTTATAATGATCGTAGCATTTATCTAGCAAAGATTGATTATCGTAAGCGTCAGTATATTTATCAAAATATTGACTTTATTGATTTTGTGGGAAATTTAGCCGATGGTCGTTTTCAACCGATGCGTCCCAATTATAAAGGGGAATGGACAAAAACGCATCTCTATGAACATTTAACCGATTATGCAAATTTGGTACTACTCAGTGATGGTGAAGCGCATCCATTGGTCTGTTGCGAAGCACTTGTATGTGGTTTGGGGCTAGTCATTTCTGAGTTTGCGGCGGCCAATTTAGATCGTTCACTTCCTTGGATTGATGTGATTCCTACAGATAAATTGGATGATTTGGAATATGTTTCCCAAGTCATACGAGAAAATCAAATTAAAAGTGCTGTCTATCGTGAAAAGATTCGTGAATATGGTCTTCAACATTTCAGTTGGAGTGTCGTAATTCAAAGATATCTTGATACCATACAAAAATTTTTTCGGCTCTAAAAGATAGAATCAATGGCTAAAACATCTCGCCCAGCGCTCGGTGATATTGCTTATACTTCCTTTGGTGTTGGTCTAGGTTTTATGGCAAGCATTGTTGTTTATACCTTTGTGGGTATGTTACTCTTTGTTCCTGGATTCATTTTATTGAAGAAAGAACAAAAGAAACAAAACCCAAGTGATTTAGTCAAAATCTTTGCCTATGTGTTGATGGGTATGGGTATGATTATTGGTTTAGGTCTGGGAGCGGGTGTGTTCTTTAGTGAATTAGGAGGTGAATTTTAATTTGTAGCTATATATAAAAAGTCTTTTTTGTCTATTTTCATCTAAGAAAGGATGTTTCTACTTGCGATTAAAAAATGAGGATCTTTTCCCTTTCTTTTTATAAATACGATGCGTAGGAGTGTGATTAATATTCCTTATCAAAATACGGTACATAGAGTTCTTGAAGTACCTAAAAATCAACTTGAAATACTTAAATGTAATAAGGCCATTCAAAAATATGATTTAATATGGCTTTCTGAAGTTCAAGATCCTTATGACCAACCTAATTATTATGATACAGAATCTCATACTTGGAAAATTCCATCTACATTGGCATTGGTCACGGATATTTATTATGATGATATGAACTCTATTTGGACGCTTCTAGTAAATGATCGCGTCCTATTTAATGATTATCGAGTTCTTTATACAGTAGGCGTTCATATATCGGATGTTGTGGCAAATCATTCAGAATATCTAAGAAAAACAAAAGCAGCTGCGATAATACAAAAACATTATAAACGACACTATTTTACACGAAATTTGATGGCAAAACGAATTCAACGACTTTACATTCAGCATTACTGGAATCCTAACAATCCAAATATGATACAACGACTTAAGACAGAATATCAATCTTTTTGTAAAGACATTGATTCAGTCGCATTTCGCCAAGTTCCGTGAAGTCCCATAGGAAGCATCAATGGAAAAGGAAGCACATAAGGTTTTTCAAATATATGAGAACGATCAAAAATATACAATTCTGATTTATTTAGATGCGCATCATAGACGATGGACATAAGATAGTGATCATCAAAGAAAGGTTCATTAAAGATTTTTCCATTTGTACGATAATGAACTGCTTTTTGGGTATTTAAGTCTAACATACCCAAACCACTCTTTGACGGAAAGATTCCAAAGCATTCATTTGTTTTTTTATCATAAACAGGAAACTCCATCCATATAGAGTTCACGCATTGAGTTTCTTGAGTTCGTTCATTTAAATAGATCACTGTACGATAGATTTTACCTGGAAATTCTTCTTTCGGCGTGCTAAAAAAGCCTGGATACAGAATGTAATATACTTCTAAACGGTCATCATATTGTTTTCCACAGATAAAATGATAGGAAAATCCAATGACTTCTGGTACTTTTATTGAAAATATTTCAGATGTTTTACGATGAACGACATAAATATCGGATGGTTGTTCGTGAAATTGAATCCCATTGACCCATCCTTCTTTCCAACCTTTCCATAAATCGAGTGTTAAATGATGATCAAAGAAGACAAAGTAATTTTCAGTCACTATAAAATCGTGGAAATAGACAAAGTTTGGTAGATGAACATGAACGGATGAATCAAAGACAAGATGTGTTTTTTGATTTTCATAAAATCGTTGTACAGAAATATGTTCATGGGTATGTGCAGATATATTCTGTTCATACATTCCTGTTGTTTCTAATGTCTTTAAATCCAATACATAGGTACGACCCATCTCACTAGAGGCAGCGATACGGTTTTCATCTAAAAAAACTACATTTGTATTGACAGGATTTTTTACCATTAAATGTTTCGGATGGGAACCAAAAGCGCCTGTAAAGAGTCGTGAATGTGTAATTTCTTCCAATTTGCGTTGCCACGTATTTATATAACGACCTTGAAAGAAGACTTCTCCGTCACGGAATTCTAACTTTCTTATATAACCATCTCCATCAAAGGGATGGGTTTGAATGCCCCAACGATCAAATTCACCTGGTCCATTTTGAATATACGTACCACGAATTGGATAAGGGATCTTTCCTAAGGAAACGGGTTTCGGATATTCTTTTGCGTTTTGTAAAGAACGACGATAAAACTGATTTAACATAAAAGAGTTGCTTTCTTATTGTTTATATACGATTTTTAATAGATCTTGAACACGACGAACATAGGTATGATGTTCTTTAACCCATTCCATTTGTTTTAAGATATAATCTTTATCTTTAGATTTTTCAAGATAAACATCGACCATCTTTGCTTCATCGGTTTCAAGAATGACCATCTCTCCAAAAAGTTCTTTGAGTCTTGGACAATTGGTCATTCCTAGTTTTCCATAGCTAATATTTTTGAATAGACGACAAGGAATATAACCAATGCTTTTATGACACGTTCCTGTCTCACCCATACGAATTTTATTTAGATCTCCTGAACCACGAATATCTGGACAAACGATGCTTCGTTGAACCATCTGTTGAGCGTCTTTAAAAGACACCGGATTACGCCAAGGATCGTGATGAACAACACGAATCCCTTTTTGAACACAAGCATCTGCAAAGCGTTGAATATCTTGAATATTTGCTCCTCCTAAACTTCCAATAAAATAAGTGACGGGAGGTGTTTCAGGTTCGATAAAACGGTCTTTAAAATCTATTTCATCTGGAAGCAAATCCGTTGCCCATGCAATATAAATGGCTTCATAAGTAAGTGGAGAATGATGACGGAATCGTGGATTTAAATCACGATCTGTGGCATTTGCTTCATAGAGCATCGTTGGATGAATTTCTTCTAAAGATTTTCCTTTTAAGTCATAAACATAGTTACAATCTTTAATACCCGTTACATTGTATCTTAAATCAATAAAACGAGCGCCACAATCTAAATACTTTTTAGGATGAACTGCTACATGTACAAGGTAAATATTACTTGAATGAAGAGGAATTTGCCTATCTGCGTAGCCCTCAGTAATAAATAGACAATTAGTATATTTAAAAACATCTGCTGATGGATAATTTTCATCACTAAACCAATAGGCTTCATATCCCAATGATTTAAAAGCCTTTACCCATCCATAATGAATGTAACTATGTGTATGCGTATCCAATGGATAGCCCCAAATAATGACTTTATCAAAAGATGTCATTCTATATATAGCTATATAAACATTTGTTTAATAGGTAAATGAATGGAAAACATTACTTTTGTAACTGCTCTCTATAATATTCAACGTGAAGAAAAAGGAGATGGTCGTAAATGGATGGATTACTTAGAATGGTTTAAAAATACATTAAAAATGCCTTTAAAAATGGTGATATATATTCCTGAAGAATTGGTTTCATTTGTAGAAGAACATCGTCCAAAAGAATATGCGACGAAGGTTGTCGTCCAAGAATTAGAAGCAATTCCCTATGCAAAATACGAACCTGCGATTGCTACGATTTTACAAAACCCAGAATATCGTCTAAAAATGAAAAATCCTGACCGTGTAGAGTGTCGTTTGCCTTATTATAACATCATTCAATATTCCAAATTTAAATGGTTGGAAGAGGTGGCGATGTTAAATCCTTTTAGTAGTGATTATTTCTTTTGGATCGATGGAGGCATTAGTCGTTTTGTTCCAATAGAACTTTATTCGCGTATTGTTGCACGTATTGAATTACCTGTCCATAAATTGGTCATTCAATGCAATGGAATGTTATTAGGATATCCTGTACATGAAGGTTATTTATGGGATAGTCAATGTTTGATGAGTGGAGGAATGTTTGGAGGAGATAAAGAAGTCTTAGACAAACTCACTCAAAAAATCGATCAAGAATTAGAATCACGTATTGCTCAAGGTTGGATCAATAATGAACAACTGTTACTCGCTTATCTCTATCGTACGCTTTACAAAGACCTCTTTTTCCCTGTTTATAATAATACAGGATTGGATTTTGGTCTGTTCCATTTAATGTTGATTCGTTAAAGAGATGTGCTTTAAGTTTTTATTTTTATTTAAACGTATTGGTTCATTTATTAAATAAGCGATAATCGTCTAGTGGTAGGACATTTGCCTTCCAAGCAAAAAGCCGGGGTTCGATTCCCCGTTATCGCATAAAAAATGATTTTGTACTTCTGTTAGGGTTTATAGACTTTATGTAAATCAAATCGTAGAAATGTTCTTCTCGTTTCGAAAATCGTTTAAAGATTGGACAGATGATGAAACACAAGAGTTGCTAAGACGTTTTCGGGCAGGAGATACGGTAGAAGGATTGAGTCGTTATTTTTCTCGATCACGTTCCGATGTTCATTCTAAACTTGAATCCCTTTTTCGTAAAATGCTTCAAACCCAAGAGATGTATCTTGTCGCAAAAAAACTCGATGTTCCTTATATTTGGATCAGTACTTTGATTTACGCCAAAAAATAAATTAGACTTTCCATAAAGTATCTGGATGACAACGATAGTACTCTTGCATAATTTGATAAACTTCATGGGATTTTGCATGACAACACTGTAAAAGGGCCATTCTTTTTTTATTCAGTTTTTGAAGATAGGATTGTATAGATGGATGATGATCTTTGAGTAATTCTAATAAGTGTAAGAAAGAGGTATGTAGGATGTATTTCTCATGATTTACATAAACCTCAAGAGGTGTTTGAAATATATCTGTATGTAAGAAAGATTGATGTTTTTTAGCAATAACCATTGAAAATTCTATTTTTTTATGAAGTGAGAAATGCTCTTTGAGTAAATACATCATATCTCGCAACATCTTTATTGGAGGACATAATAGACTATAGGAAGGTTTGGCATTGGATTCTAATAAGAAATATTCCAATAAGTAAATATGCATGATTTGTACAAAAATTGCTTTAAATTCGTTCATTATATTTCGCCAGATCCATTTTAAATGTCGTTTTGAATGCTTATTATTATGATATAAATAGGCCATACTTTGAATGAATTTTAACAGTCCTAACCTTTTATTTTTATAAATACAATGGATTAAGAAACGACGATTAAGTCCATTCGATAAAAATCGTTTGACTTCTGATGAAGATTGTAAGATGGCTATTAAACGTTGATGAATATTAAAATGTAAACTGGAATGAACATCTTGAATAAAAATGTTGGATTGTTTGGTTTCTTTTAAAAACTCATAATGATGCTTTTTAGGATGTGTATGTAAAGTAAATATATTGGATACATAGATGCATTCATTCTTTTCCAATATATAATGAATTCTATTGGAAGCAGGATTATATAATATGCGATAAATCAATGGATCACAAAATTGAAAGGCATATAAAAAAGGATAATCCGATATATGTAAATAATGAGGATAATAATACATCACCCATTGATGTGGTATATCATACATCCATTCATCATAATCCATTTTTTCCATAAATCGGGTAAGCACATTCCAAGTAATTTCATTTGAAATCCATCCTGCTGAATTAAGTGAAAGAAGTAATGTTACTCCATTTCCAATTGTATATAGACCTTGTTCAATAAAATAGGCATAGCTATAAGAACACGCTTCAAACGTCATTGTTTTTAAATGAAAGGTATAAGGTAAGGCTTCGTAGAAATAAATAGGAAACGTCATTAGAAACGATACTTGCCAATAATGAATCAACCAATCAAAAACTGCTTCTTCGTCTTCATAATTTAAATCTTTTAAAGACTGAAACATTTCACGATTTTTGGTCATTGTATAAAAAGTATGCCGATGAATCGTATCTTGATAGACTTTAGGTAGATGAAGTTGTAAAATAGCATTTTGTTGTGTTTCATCATATTCCATTGCATCGAGTTGATTCAATGTTGCAAGAACCTTTTCAGGATCAATGACATCTTCTGAATCTCCAAAATAAGGAAGCACTTTTTTACCCGGGGGATATATGTAAATGCGATTGAGTAAATGAACTTCTTGCCGTTTCATGGCCCATAGATAGGTTTATACAGATATCTTTATGTTCTTTAGAGAAAATTCCAATCCATTCGTTTTTATTTGTTCTTGTGCTTGAAATTCTGAAATAATATCCAGATACTTACGAGGAAGTTGCTTCAAATAACATTGATCGATTTTTATGTAGTTTTCGTCATAAATATCATATTTATAGATGGTTAAAGAACTCGATGTTAATTCATAATAATAATTATCTCGAAACAATGTTTTTGGCATCCTTATTTTAATATTTATAAAATTATTTTTAGATCTGTTTTTTCTTGACTATCTGGTAGATGAATGGTCTTATTTGGATCGCTATTTTAACAATCCTCATTGTGCTGTATAATTTATATATGAGTTTTATTATTTATAATCACGAAATGGCTGTTTTACCTGGTACAGCTAAAGAACAAGTTCAATCTGGAAAATATAAACATATTTTAGATGTTCGTATGAAAGATGCTTGGGAACAGAGTCATTTCCCAGATGCTATCTCAATTCCCTTACATAAAATTTCAATGAAAACACTTGATGAAAATTCAATTGAACCAGATGATACGATTCTTATTTATTCAGACTCTAATGTATGTGCTTATCGTGCCTATAAAAAATTAAAAAAGCTTTCTTTTGAAAATGTGTATTTTTTATTGGGTTCTTATATCAACTTAATCTAATCTATGTTTAGATGCTTCTACCTCCTCTTTTAATACTAGGTATTACAGGATTTGTGATTTTTATATCCGGTTGGCTTGTTTATGCTTCTTGGACGACTATTCATCCTCTACTCTTTGCCTGGTTATGGTTCAACTTATGGATCGCTATTTATGAAATGTATATTATTTATAAAAGAAAACAACTCACTAAAGAAAAATGCAAATCTGGTTTTTGGTCGAGGCCAAATAACTTTAACACCTTTTGGAAAGATGCTTGGAATGAATATACATGCTTTTCGGATACACGTTATTTAGATTCCTATGACTTTGTCTTTGTCATTGAACTCATTAATGCTATCTTAGTTTTAATGATGTGGTTCTTATTATTTATGAATCTTCCAGCATTTATCTATATTCTATTGATACTTCAAGCATATCATTGTGGTATTTATTTCGTATCTTTATGGTATAGTCAAAAAATAAATAGACAAGCTCCTTTGAAATTAGTTAGTTATTTATTAATCTCTGCCTTATGGTTTTTGATTCCTATTTATCTTGTAATTTAAAGCACTTCACGTACGGTCATACTTGCGTAGAAATCATTAGTTTGGTTGTCCATACGTTGAATGGCTAATACAAGTATATCCGATACACCTGTAATTGAAGTTCCTATTGAAAAAGGAGCTGATAATAGATCTGCTGTTAATGTTGAATTCGTACCTACTCCATATCCAGAACGGAGAGGAATACCATCTGTCATCGTAATTGTAGTATTAGAAACATTATACTCCAAACAACTGCTTGGTTTTGGGGTATATGTTAGATCTCCACTAAATACGGGATTAATATATATTCCCCAGTAAAATACCACATTTGTTGTTGGAGATACAATATTTATATTTTCTAAAAAGATATTACCACTATCATATCCATTTTTTAAACGAATAGCGATTGCACAATACAAAAGATTGGATATAGATATACTTAATTTTGTAACACCACGATCGATCGAATAGGAGTTACCCAATCCACCTTGTCCGCCTTCACTCATTACAGAACCACAAATACATTTCATAGATGCAGCTGGACCCGTACCTCTATTTCGTATTTCATAACGTAAAGGTAAATTGGGCTTACTAAAACTAACAGTATAATTTTCATTTCCAATAAAAAATTGGTGGAGTTGAATATATTTTTTACCAATAACAATACCACAACATATATCTCCTACACCTAACCATTCATAGTTAAAATAAAAAATATTTACTTTATTAAAGTCTGCTTGAATGAGTGATTGTGAATCAAGTTTATTTTTATTCCATTGAGCTTGAGGAATCGCTAAATCTATTGGAGTTCCTGTAACTGAACTTCGCTTTACTATATAATAATCATCTGGACCAGATTGGAAAAAAAGACCATTATTACAATCAAATATGCCAATACGACGAATGATATTATTGCTATAAGAACCTAGAATACCTGTCATCATAACGAATTGAGATTTACCAGGTTGATAAGCAAATCGTTGATAAGTTTGACGCACACGAGCTCCTGCAATATTTGAACTAACAGAGAGTGTTACTGCTGCTTCGTTGGAATTATGACTGGAATCTGTATTGGATCCTGAAATTTGTATATCATGCCAGAATGTTGGTTGATTATCATAGAGTAATTTGCTACTAAATATATTATAGGGTTCTGATACACGTAAGCGACCAAATGCATCATAAGAAGATGCAACATCATATACAAATTGTGCTGTGTTCATCACTCTACTCTATACAATCCTGAATATTATTTGTATAAAAACATATATCAACTGATAGTAATGGATGCTACAGATACACAAAAACGAGCTTTTTTAAAATTTAAAGATACCATACGACAAATGGGCGAATCCAATTCAATGTATCAACCGTTTGATAAGATTCCATATGATAAAACAAAAAAAATGTCCAATGAAGAAACTCAAAGAGATAGTTATCGTGAGAAACACCATCGTGAAAAAGTTAAAACAGTCGTGCCCCGCCAAGTAAAAATGTCCAATTATAAAATTCATCAAGTCTTATTGGATTCTAATGACCGTGACAAAACGATTTATCCAAATATGAACCATTTTGTCTTAAAAGCAGCCACGCATTTTCGCAATGCTTTTGGGGTTCGACTATTAAAATCGGAGTTGCTTTACCATTCTTTAACTCCTGGAAATGGTGTTTATCTCGCTCTCAATGGATACCGTTTATTGGTACGAAATGAAAAACAAGATCAAATCCCTTTATTCGCACGTATCACTCCTGGTATCAATGATTTTCAATGTGTTACTACTAATATATTAGATGACCCTTACACGTATATTTTAAATCCAATGGAACCCAAACTTTTACGCTTTGAAATGAATCTTTATGAATCGGATAATGTTTTAATCAAAGACAATCATTTTAATCTGATCTTACATTTAGCTATTTTTTGTTATAGCTAATGGATTAACGGTTCTACGGTAATGATTTTAAATACTAAATTCACTTGATACAATGGATTAGGTGCTGTGGGAGAAGATGTATCCGTACCAAAGCTAAAGAAAGTACCATCTGATTTTTTGATTTGAATCGTCATACGATCCAGTCTCTTTCCTTGGGTATCAAAGATGAGGCGAGGTTTTGTGTTAAGATCACATTGAATGAAATAAGGAGTAATTGTGGTAGGAATGAGACGAGCAAACGCTTTAGTGGCTGTTAAATTGGTACCATCAAAAGAACCTTCTAATTCTGGAATACATAGATAGAGGCACGCTTCGTTACTTGAACTACCTGCGGTTGGGTAAGATGCGGATAATAGTTCAATGGATTTAACATTACGATAATGGTGACTGAGTGTAGCGCCTGTATAAGTATCACTTGGTTCGAGTTGAACTTGGAAGTTTGTTGTGGTTGGCCATACAGAACGATCACGATCGGTTGAATCAATCACAATATAATGTTCTTTAATACGATATTTTTTTTGAGGATCATCTGGAAATAAAAAGGGATGGTACTCCATATCTCTATTTACATTCAAAGAAATGTTTATATGTAAAGGGAACACAGTAAAAAATGAAATCATTGATTTATAAATGATAGTTCTTTCGCAAAAATGATTCCTTGGGTCTGTATGTTTTATAGTATTCAAGAAGATGGTACAAATCTAACAAAAAGACTCGTCTATCGTGGAGAAGATTGTGAAAAGAAGATAGAGAGAAACGCCATTATAAAATTTGTGATACAAAATGGTCTCGGTGATATTTCAAATATTGCAGATATTATCGAGCAAGAAGTTACACGTTGTAAAGCAGAAGGTCTCAATTATACAATTGCGATTTATTACAATCACGTTCTTGTTGAGCCAGATCTAATGAGTAATGTAAAACTATCTAGACAACTTTACTTTGATCTACAAAATCTTTACCAAGATGACCTAAAATAAATAAAATTTGAATAATACATCCTATATATCCCAAAGCTCTTTTTCAATCGACGACCATGCGACGGCGCGACGAGTACTTTATTCAGGTTGCTCACGAGAATGCTCTAAAGTCGTGTATGAGTCATAAGCACGGCTGCGTCATTGTCTATAACAACAAAGAAATTGTGGCACAGGGGATGAATCAGCAAGAGTGTGATATGAAGGAAGTGGATAGCATTCACGCAGAAGTCGATGCCATTAATCAGCTACGGAAAATAATGAATGGTAAGGATAAGCTGTTCATTCAAAAATGCAAGTTGTATGTGGTTCGCATTGGGTCAAAGAATATGAACTATCCTCTTAAAGAGTCTAAGCCTTGTGAGCATTGTACGAAAGTCATTACGCGTATTGGTATTCCATCGGTTTATTATTCAACGCAAGATGAGTTCTTGAAGGTCTATGAGGAACTCTATCAGCAAAAGCCCTCTATGGGTTATTATTCACCCAACACGTCACGGCCAAATTCTGCAGAGCAGTCTCCACGGAGGCCTATCTGTGTGGTTTCTTGAATCTTATAAAATTACAATGATAAAAAGAACATCCATCCAGCAGGAGCATATGCATCATTTTTCATTTTGTAAAAATGCGGCGATTTCATAAAGAAATCTTATTTACGTTTGCCAAAGCTCTTCTTTGTACGAGCTGATTTTGGAGTTAACAGCATATTTAGTAAGCTAAACACAACAACAGCCGTATTGATGATAATGAGGATCACAATTGCCCACGCAAATGTATCACATTGACCCACAACCAAGCAGTTAATACCGTAAGTCATTAATACTAAGTTGAGTAATAGAGATACAATGATTAACGCCGCCATACCCATATTAATAGGTGTCATAACCATCATTAATAAAACAGCTATGATCGTCACTAAATAGGTGTAAAAAGCTACTTGAGCTTGTTTTGTAACTTGATATTGTTGAAAACCTAGGTTTAAGGTCACGAGTTCTTGCATTTATTATAAATAAATATTTTAATTTTATTTTTTGGAAACTTTACGAGAAAGTCCTTTAGGAATCATCTTTCCTAAAACAATGAAAGCCATTAGAACATACATTACTGCTAGTACGACTAAAAGCCAAGCAACGATACTCGCATAGAGATAGCATTTTCCAATAATTAAACAATTCACAGCATAAGTTCCTAAAATCGTTGTAACCATCAGTGAAAAGAGCATCATATAGATATTTGTGGGAAGGATTTCTCTTGGTACGAAGATAAAACTTACGATGAGAGAAAGAACCATCGCGATATAGGCATAAAAAGCCATACGAGCTTGTTTCGTTATTTCAAATTTACGGAAGCCTAAATTCAATGTGACCAGTTCTGGAGAAGTGTTCATTCTAATAAAGGGATATGATTTAATTTTGGGGTAAGTCAATATGTAATGGAATCACAAGAATACCTTTTTGAAATATATTGATCTTCTTAAGTTCATCGTATAAATATTCTTTCATCGCATAATCCGTCAATACCATCGCAATCGCATCCATTTCCCGTTTATACTCAAAATCATCTTCCGATTTCACTTCTGGATAAACCACAAAACAAATTTGTCCTTCACGTACTTCTAGATTGATACGATACAGTTTTTTAAAAGTACCAACGATTAAATCTTTTAATTCTTGATAAGATATTGTATAATTATAATAAAATAATTTATTTAAAGCACGAATGGTTTGAAGTTGTTCTGGATCCATTTCAATTGGGTCTTCTATTTGTTTTTTTTCAATAAAGTGATCCTCGTCCTCACTATCATAAGATCCAGAACCATCATCACGAGTCATTGTGGCATAATAACGATTCTTTTTAATTAGAAAGGCTTGTTTTTTAAAAGGTATGGGTATTCGTTTATTAAAGGATAAAATTTGATTTTTAGGAAAACGAAGCATTGTATATTTAAAAACTAGTTGCGTATCTTTTTTAAATGAAGGACATCCTTCTGATTGTTGCCGTAGATGATAAGTACGGTTTTGCAAAAGAAAATACAATCCCTTGGAAAATTAAAGAAGATTTATATCATTTTCAAAGACTGACTACTACTACACAAAATAAAAATTTGCAAAATGCGGTCATTATGGGGAGACAAACCTTTCTATCTCTCAATCAAAAACCGCTTAAAAATCGTTTAAATATAGTTCTCACTTCTCAAAAATTTAACAATGTCTTGTGCGCGGCCTCCCTCAAAAATGCGATGGATTATTGTATGCTTTCCGAAGAGATTGAGTCTATTTTTATAATCGGTGGAGAGAATGTCTATAACGAAGCTTTACAAAACTATCCAATACGTATCATCTATAAAACACACGTTCAGGGTGATTTTGAATGTGATAAATTTATAGCTCCGTTTAACAATCATGAACTTTATAATTATACACCGTGGAAACAAGAAGCTGAATATGTTTATCGGTATGAATCTTGGAAGATGCGTGAAACTTAAATAAATAATTTTCTTTATATAGAATACTAAAAGATGCCAACTTTAGCTGAAATTGTTGAAAAACGTGTTCATGAACTCACACGCCGTGTTGATAGACTTGAAACAAACGGTGTTCCTCAAGTTGCCGTTACTGAATCGACGGTTGTGTTAGATACTTCTAAATTCGATGAAGTTTCAAAAAGCGTAGGTGATTTAGATGCCAAAGTGATGCAAAGCCTTGATGAACTCCAAGAACGCGTCAATGGTCTAGAACAACTTAAAGCGATGACCAGTGCTGTTGATGGTCTATCTCTACATGTGGAACTTCTCACCAAACACTTGGAAGGTTTAGTCCAACGTGTTCAAAAATTAGAAACTCCCGTTGAACCGGAAGAAGAAGCTTAAATCGTTTGGTTGATTTTGTTTTTATTCGCATTGAACATACACTGTTTTCACTTCTCCTAATAAACCATTGGGTTCAATCATACGATAATGAACATGTGGACTTAGAAGAGTTCCCGGTACACGATAAGAGGATGGACAGAAGACGACAAATTTTGCTTCTCCATTCTTTACGGTTGTAATACCACTGTTTTTGTATTCTCCATACGCTGTATAAGGATCTTCAAATAGAGTCTTAGAGGGTTGGGATCCCCAATACATAACTTTACGACCTTCGGCTTCTGGCATATCTACAGTAAAGGTAAAATTGGCTCCCTCTGGAAGCACTTCATTTTGTAGGAAAATGGGTGGTAGTACAGTGGGTCCTAAGAAAGGTAAATAAGTATTGCGTTTAAGGCCGACGCTTACGATGGCGAACAATACTAAAACCGCAACAAATTTAAAGAAAACGGAACTCTTTGAACTGAATAGAACAAAGAATACTTCATACAACGCAAAGAGGAGGATAAGAACCATTGTCCATAAATAGAGCTTAAAGTTATTCATTTATTATACCATTAGATTTAAAATGAGTTCTTTGTATGTCCTTATTTCTGGTTTTGGAACGCCTCATTGGGATCATAAAGTCGCAATTCTTAAAAACAACTTGGAGAAAATACACGATATGACGGTTTGGAAAAAAATAAAGGTATGTATTTGTCAATATAGCGATCAATTGATCTATCAACTTCCCAACGAATGGATGGAACTTTATGATATTGAAATAATCTATGAAAAAGGCATTGTTGGAGAATTCATTCATCGTTATGCAACACCTTCTCATATTGCTGGATATGATTATCTTCTTTGTTTGCTCGATGATATTGAACTTCAACAGATTCAATGGGATCCAATGATTCGTTATGTAAAAGATCTTGACTTTGATTTGCTCTCACCTTCCTTATCATTGGATTCAAAACATCAATATAAATATATGCTTCACGAACCGTATAACCTTTCTACGATTAAAGTAACCTCTTGTTGTGAATATTTTTGTATTTTTGCGAGTACACGAAATTTTAAAAAATATTACGATCACGTGGACCCAAACTATCCTTGGATGTGGGGTTTAGACTTAATTTTAAAAAAGTATCTTGGATTGAAAGTGGGAGTTGTTAATACGATGGTGATGAAACATTGGTATAAAAACGAAAGTTATCAAGATTGTCCAAATATCCAACCAATGATTGGATATGATGCGATTGTGGCTAAATATGGTGAAACCAAAGAAGCACTTGCAGAACAATCAGCTGTATTATATTATATTGTTGATCCAACCAATATTGCTAAACCGCCTTAATGGATGTTGATTAAACAGCCATAGGAGCCTTAATGACAGAATGCGATTGATAGTTATGAATTTTAATTTTATCGGATGTGAGCGTATCCCAATTCCAATCTGTATCGATAATTTCAAGTGTACACCAAGGAAGGGGTTCGCGTTTAAGTTGTTCTTTTACTTGTTCAATGTGATTGCTATAAATATGAACATTTCCAAAGGATAGAATGAGTTCTTCTGGGATGAGATTCGTCTTGGATGCAATAAGATAGGTCAGAAGTGCATAAGAAGCAATATTAAAGGGAAGTCCTAGGAAAGTATCGCAACTGCGTTGATACATATGGCAACTGAGATATTTTCCATCTCTTACGTGAAATTGTGCAGATACGTGGCAAGGCGGCAGACACATTTTCTTTAGATCGGGTGGATTCCAAGCACTCATAAAAATGCGACGACTATTCGGGTTGGTTTTAATTTCATTGACAATCCAATCAATCTGATTGACACCCTGACCTGTATAATCGGTATGACAATCTTTATATTCAGCTCCAAAATGGGTCCATTGGAAAGAATAGATGGCTCCACAATCATCTTCTTCATAATGAGATAGGTTTGACTTATCTAGGAATTCACGTGTGCTATTTCCATCCCAGATATGAACGCCTTTATCTTTTAGAATCTTATTGTCGGTTTGACCTTTTAGAAACCAAAGCAGTTCTTCGACAATGCCTTTCCAAAATACTTTTTTTGTGGTTAGGAGTGGAAACGTGTCTTTGATAGGAAAGCGGATTTGATCACCAAAAATAGAATAACATCCAGTTCCTGTACGGTCCTCTTGAAATTGACCTTTATCAAGCACGCGTTGAAGAAGATCAAGATAAGCTTGTTCTGGATGAGAAGCCATTGCAAAGGTAATAACTAATAAAAATTATATTTCAATTTTTAAGTAAAAATAAAAAGTTCTTTAAATAGGAAGGAAAATGCGTTATGGGGGACCGGGCCGCTTACGTAGTTTTCAACGTTTTTTAGCAAAAATATTCAATAAAAAATTCTGGCGGCCTTAGAGTGGTATTTATTTTTGTTTTTTGGTGCGCTTCTTCTTACCACCTGATTGATCGACCGGGGATGGAAGAGATTTTTCGTTTTCAGCAACAGCGCCTTCGACTTCACCACCTTTTTGGGATTTAGATTTCTTTTTGTAAGTACGTTTCTTTTTGCCACCCGATACAGGAGCTGGAAGGGAGGCTTCATTTTCAGCTGCACCTTCGACTTCACCACCTTTTTGGATTTTAGATTTTTTGTTATAGGTACGTTTCTTTTTGCCGCCGTCTTTGGTTGCAAATCGTTCAACTTGTCCCGTAACTGGGTTGACACCAAGAGGCCAACCATCACGTGGATCATAGCCAACAATTGGGTGACCAGAAGAATGCATTGCTTGACCAATAGGAGTTGGTGCAACGACTGGACGCGATGTGGTCATTTGTCCAAAGAGATCAGCGAGTATATCTGCTTCTGATGCGAGTGCTTTCTTTTCTTCTTTCTTTTCAGTGGCGATTTGTTTTTCAGCTTCTGCCACGGCTGCTTTCCAACGTCGTTCCTCCATTTGTTTTATTTTAGTACCACGACTACGTTTTGGGTCTTGCTCCATTTGAGATGCATATAATTCTTGAGCTCGGCGCATCACTTCTTGTTGTTTGCGCATTTTTTCAATATCTTCTGGATTTGGAAGCGCACGAATAGCTTCTTCTTTGGCTGCGAGAGCGGCTACACGAGCAGCTGCGCGCGCCGCTTTTTGTTCTGGTGTAAGAGTTCCTCGTGTTTTCTTTGGTTGAATGCTTCCAGGTACATAAGTTTCTGGTTTTGCTTTTGAACGCATACTACGACGTAATAGTTTCATTTGTGTATCTTCATCACCTGATAGATCGATCGACATTGATTCTGCAGAGATAGCAGGGGCAACCACAGGTTTTTCAATCGCTCCTTCAGCCACTGTTGTGAGTGCTTTTGAAGCTTTCGCCTTCGTGGATTTTCTTTGTGTAGGAATACCACCTGTTTGAACGTTCATTTATCTTTATTTAAGAAAATTATCGAAGGATACTTTTTATCTGATAGGACTTTATAAAACGTAGGCGTATGGTACATCTGTTTTAGGTAAGCTTCGTCCAATTTATAATCTTGGGCAATGGCCTCCAATAAAAATTGATTTTGCTGCTTGGTGATTCGGGTCAGCAACGCTTCCATTGCAATCTTTCTTCTCACTTTGTTGGGGACTTCAATTTTTACTTAAACTCGTGTATTCTATATTTATTAAATATGACGCGTCTAAGTGATTACGAAGATTATTATGGTCACGACGGAGATGACTATGATTCCGATTATACATACTCAAATGACGAAAATGAAGACGATGGTCTTTATGAACCAGAATTCAATCCAGAATCCTATGAAGACCCAGACGATATCATTTATAAAGATGAAACTTTGGTTCGTTTCGAATGGAAACCTCTAACGATCGGTGATACAACCCTTCAAGTTTCAAATACAGGTGCGATTCAATACCCAGATAGCATCTTCCATATCACTTATGGTAATGCTGTTCCTGGAACACCTTATCGTTGTGTTGCAATTAAAGTAGGCACAAACCATTATCGTAATTATTTCATTCATGATCTTGTATGGATGGCTTTTAATGGTGATATTCCTAATGGATGGGAAGTTGGTCATAAAGAACGCATTTATGATGATACTCAATTTAACCACTATTATAAAAATGATCTAGAATATCTGGATATTTATACAAACATTGTTTCTCGTGAATTTGTCCTATGAAATGATTTAAACATATCTTACCTATGTAGTAATAAGCCACACTAGAATGTATCATTGGGCAGGTATGACTCGTAATAAAAAACGCAAAATGGTAGAAGAACCTTCACCTCCACCCATGACAATGGACGACGATGATGACGGTCCATCCATTCCTTTTATCTTTCCAAAACCTCCTTCATCGAATCTATGCACTTTGAACAATCGTATTTTCTTTAATGATGACATTACCTATGAAAGTGTTTTTGGTCTAAATCGAGAACTCCGTGCCCTAGATGATAAACTCTATCTCTTTGCAAACATTCATCGTACACCAACGATGCCTATTTACCTTCATATTACAACCTATGGTGGAGCCATTCACGCAGCATTCTCTGTAGTGGATTGTATTAAATCGCTTCGTTGCCCAGTGTATACAGTGGTGGATGGTTTTGTTGCTTCTGCGGGTACACTCATTAGTCTTGCGGGTGAAAAACGCTATATGCAACCAAATGCGTATATGCTTTTCCATGAACTTCGCTCAGGTTTCTGGGGTAAAATGAGTGAGATTGATCAAGAATACTGTAACCTAAAGAAAATGATGGATCATCTCATCGATTATTATGCTCAAAATACGCCTCTTACAAAGAAGACGCTTGAAAAACTACTCACCAAAGACGCTATTTGGAATGTACAAGAATGTCTAGAAAAAGGAGTCGTTCACGAAGTCTATACAAAGATTTAAAGAAAAACGATGTTTTGTTTTTGTAAAATTTCTCTAAGATGTTGAGTATGTTCTTTCATACGTTCAAGAATAAATATTTCTGATTTTTGTTGTATTTCATCTGGTAAATGAATCTTAATTTTAAAATAAATATCCAGTTGAATGGTTTGATCTGCTTGTTTTACAAAGGTATACAATGGTTTTATTTTTATGAGAGATGAACCAATGATTTTTGGAATGACCTTAACAGGTACAATCGCTCCAGTTGGTGTATATTCAATGATAGATTTTGCTTTCGCTTTGATTTGATCACCTCCAATCAAGAATTGAAAAATGTCTGGAACATAATTGAGTGGCAATGTATATTTTATTTTTCGTTTATTACCATCCCACTCTGGTGTAGAATAATTACCTACACCGTGGACGTGATCTAAAGTTTCTTTAGATTTAAATACATAATAAAGAGCTTTCTCAAGATCGTCGGTCTGAAGGATTAAAGTATCTCGATATTCCAACATATGATTTAACTTATACAATGATTTTATGTTTATATGCTGGTTTCTTTCAATTCACTTTGGACCATCGCTTCTTTAATTTCATATTCAAAAACATTGGAAATATAAAGAATTTCATTTTCTCGTAAGGGTTTTTGATTATTTTCCAAGAAAAAGACATTATGTGCATAAGGACCAATGGTACTAATATATCCCCTATTTAAATCATATGGGAAAGATGACATCATCTCCATTACATCTGATAATAATCCAATGCGATCTTCACATGAAAACTCAAGCGTTGTATAAGCTAGACCTGGAATATTATAAAGATGAATCTCTGTATTCGCTGGTAGTTTAATCGCATTCGATGTATTTGAATAAGAATCAAAATAGCCCTCTTCCATCACTTGTTCAATATACTTTCTTTGAGTTTCTACCAAAGGTCTTCCTTTGTTTCCTTTCAAATAAAGAATGCTGGAATCTTTTTGAATATAAGCTTTACGAATATCAATTTGCATTTCTCGCAAACGATCGGTGATATATCCCATTTTTCGCCAAGGAGCATCTAATGAAATTACGTGATAAGGAACCGCTGGATACATACGCTTCCATTTAATCTTATGAACAAGATGATTCATTTTATATTCTATGAAAAATAAAAACTTTAACTCATTTTTCTTCTTTGAGAAAATACCTTTGTAAATAAAACCAAGGATCTCCTTCTCCATCGACAGGTCGTATCATTTTAAACAGTTCTGGTTTTAATACATATAATGTAGCAATGATGTTTTGATCTTTACCTGTAAAGTAATCGTTTTGAATGTATTGGTCCATTGTTTCATAAAACGATTGAATGTATTTTTGAAAGATGGTCTTATGTCCTAGAAACATCGTTGCTCCAATACGAGTAACACGCTCAAAGGAGTGCGTGAGTCCATTTGGAAGAATGTTAAAATCCTTTTCTTCAAAAGGTGTAATGTTTAAAAAATACATCTTATCTTTTTGTGCGGATTGAAGAAAAGTGGAAGATGGCCATTCTTTTTGAAAAAGATAGAGCTCTTCTGGACGGCGGAAGCATCCAATATCACACCAACAGAAGAAATCTGTATGAAATGGGTTGAGTTGCATCGCTCGTTCAACAAATTTCGCTTTTTCATTCCAAATGATATACAAGTTTGGATGATGAATGCGTTGTTCAATATCACGCTTCCAATCACGAATCCATAATTCATGTTTAGAGGGATCACCACAGTAAGTTTCATATAACGGTAATACTATGATTTTTGTTTGATCCATATCTTTTTCACGATAGGTTTTAATCGTGGATGCTGAAGCTTCATCGCAAAAAATAACCATTGGATTATGAAGGGTTGTTAAGAAATTCTTCATCCATTGATCATAGCTTTCTAAAGAATGTTTCGCTGGAGAACGATAATAACAAGTAACAATTGTACAATTTGCGGACATTTAATGTTATAGCTATATATAACTTTAAATCTTGTCAAAAATAAGGAGAATGACTTGGTTCTCAACCAGTTTAATTGTATTTAGTATCCTTGCTTTTCAAGATGTTCTTCATCGCTATTTAATGAAAATGGGTTTTAAAGCCATTGATCTTGTTTTATATGGATTTATTCCCACAATGGTAATGACAATGTTGTATATTTATTATAAAAAGATTCGTTTAACACCCTTGAATACCAAATATTTGGCTTTATTTGTCTTAAGTGGTATTCTTTCCTTCTATGGTTTCCTTTATTTACGCGAAGCCCAAATATTAAGCCCGAATATTGGATATGTTAATTCCATTGTCTATAGTAGTGTGTTACTTACCATTATTCTTACCGCTCTTTTATTCAAAGATCACATAGATGTATCTGCGTTTATTGGTTCTATTTTGATTATTGTGGGTATTTATATGATTTCTCGCACAAAATAATCTTTTAATTCGTTAAGAAATGACACCCTTTCAATTACAAGCATCTATTGCTGGTCTCTATTTAATCATTGATACTCTTTATGTAACCCAATCCAAATCGGTTTATGAAGCTCGTATCAAAGCCATTCAAAACAAAGGTTATCCTACAGGTAAGCCAGGTACGATGGTGGTTGCGATTGTATCTTTTTTAATGGTAGCGTTCGCTTGGTGGATTCTTGTAGCAGAACGTATCACTGTTCAAACTTCTTATCTCGAAGCATTCCGTTTGGCACTTGTGTTAGCTTTAGCCATTTATGGTGTATTTAATGGCACACTTTATGTTGCTTTTGATGAATGGAATACAGCCATCTTTATACGTGATTTATTATGGGGAATTACTTTACTCACCTTCCTAACATTCTTATATGTTTATAGCCTACGCCATATCTGAATACTCTAGCATTTTTTGCATTTGTTTGATTTCTTTTTGTTGAGTCTCTAAAATCGTAAGCGCTAATTGTTTTGTTTCATTTGAAATTGGTTTTTCGAGTAATAGTTTTGAAGTTTGTAATGCCATCGAGTGATGTTCAATCATATCTCGTATGTAATTTTCTTCATTGACCATAAACTGATATTTAATTGCGAAGTAAAATACGTGCATTCCAAAGAGCGTTACAACTGTCAAAATGAGAGAGGATTCCGTTATACTTTGAATGAATACCATACTCAATGCCATAAATATAGAATTATAGAACTTGTTTAATGAAAACCATTGTATATGTTTAACATTAGATGTCATCACAAAAGGCATTAGATACATTTGAATGATAAAAGATCCAAAAAACATACTTAAGACCATCGTGTACATATTTATTATTAAGGATAGATATGTTTTCTCTTATTCAACATCGACCTTTTGTTAAACCCGTTCATCAAAAACCTATAGCTATATACAAAACACCTTTTTTGCATAAATCTCCCCGAAAACTTGTGGTTCCAAGAGCTTCTGGAATTGACTGGGAGTTTTCCAGTTATATTATTGGGAAAGGCATTATATTATTTACGCTCTATTATTGTACGACCAATTGGTGGTATTATCGTCGTTCTCGGGAAGATGCAGAAAATAAGAAAGATAAAAAGAAATAAGTTAGGTATAATCAACAATTCCAAGGAGTTCGTTCCATTGATTCAATTGAATTCGTTTAAAATATTCTCGTTGTAAGTTTTCACTTTCCATATAATTATTACTACATGTAAATGCATCTTCTGTCATACTTGCATTTAAAGCATAATCAAATAAAAGACCTCCTCTCGTCCATATTTCAATACGATTGTATTCATTTAAATAAGGTACTAATATTTGATAACTGATCCAATCTTTAAGAATGAATTTAAGTTGATACAATCCACCTGACAAATAATGGGTATGAATGGTTTCATCGTTTAAAAAGGATTCCATATCCGTGATGCTATATGGATATTCTGTGCGAAGATACATTGTAAATCTTATATAATAACGTTCTCCTGCTATATTTACTGTAGGATCGGAGGGATTCATATCAAATGTTACATCTGTGACATCATATCCCCAAACAGCAAAAATCGGTTGGAATAAAGTTCTTTTTGTCATAATCGTATTTAATAGACTACGAATGATTGGCTTAATTTCAACAAAACGATGGCATTTAAACATCTTTTCAAATTTGAAATAATGATGTCTTTGATAATATTCAAGATTCTGTTTAAAGCTATCCATTTCGTTTTTTAGGACTTGATTTTCTTTTTCCAAAAGTTCAATTCTTTCCAATAACATCAATGAAAAGGATTCATGAACATTTGGTTCTTTCATAAATGGTAACATTATGATAAGCTATATGTATCTAAAAAAATGACTTTAAATGAGAGTAATAATTAAAACACAATGGAAAACGTACTCCCTGTTCGTCATCGCTCCAAAGCAAATAATCTGCTTCATATGGCTACTACAAAATTGCCTGTGTTATGGATTATTGACTTTGTTCATCATATGCGCTCTCAAACACCAATTGAATCAGTGATTTATCTATGGGAAGATTTATACCGAATGCAGATGGAAACATCCACGGAATCCGATCGTCAATTTCTCATCTTTCTTCAAGATGTTGTGATGGAATGGGTCGTTGAACATCATACAAATAATACATTGGTGGATTTCTATTTCTATAATTACCTCTTGCTCCATTTTAAATGTATTCCCTATTCCACTTGGACGGAAGAAGATAAAAATATTCTTATGCGATATCTTGAAGAACATTCTGTTTCAAATATGATACCTATTCTTGAACGAATGAATCTAGAAATCCGTCAAGTATGTCAGTAACGCCTATTTAAAGTCCAAAACATACATATATACTAAGGGTCGCGATGTATTATCCACTTGCGTTTGAAAAAGACATTGGATTAACACCTAAATCGGTTACGTTAAAAAAACAAGATTTTGTATTATGGAAATCCAATAAAAAGATCGTTTGTATGCCAGATCGTTGTACGCATCGTCACGCCAAATTATCTCTGGGACGTGTGATTGAAGGTAAACGTATTGAATGTCCTTATCACGGTTGGCAATTTAATACCAAAGGAGATTGTGTAAAAATTCCTCAATTAATAAAGGATAACATTCCAAAAATGTGTTCGATGAAAGCTTTTCAGACCATTATATGGGATGGTCTTGTATGGGCTTCTCCTATAGAAGCTTCTTTTCCTTATCCAAAAAAAGAATACTTAAATGATGATGATTACTTTGTATCAGACTACTATTTAGATGCACCATATAGTTATTATCTTCAAATTGAAAATTTACTCGATCCAGCTCATTTACACTTTGTGCATGATGGTTTCCAAGGCAATCGTAAAAAAGCCAGTCCCATTCGTCTAAAACATTTTAAAGATACAGATAAAGAAATTTATGGTTATTTTGAACACGATAATGACGATACACCTGATATTAGTGTTCGTTTTATTAAACCTTTTATGGTCGATGTAAGTATTTATAATAAAAAATCTAAAAAACTGTTACGAAAAAATATCATCTTTGCTTCACCAAAAGATGACCAAAAATGTAATGTTTTTTTCCGTGATGTTGCGATGAAAGACACCTTTCTACCCGAAGAAAATGGTTGGCTACGATTCCACGGAGACCTCTTTCTAAATGGATTTTCAAAGAGTTTCGTAGAAGACCATTATCAATTTATTAATAATGAAATCATTGATCGCATTATGACTCAAGATTTAGATGTTCTAAAAGGCCAACAACAAAACATTCCAGATTATATTAAAGCTCGTTATATAATGCCTGCTGAATGTGACCGTATGATTATTGCTTTCCGTAAATGGGCAAAAAACTTTAAAATTTAATTATTTATCGTGTTATTGGATATCGAGTAGATCTTTTAATAAACATATTCGTACTACGTCCTTGTTCAAGAACTCTAATTCCAAATGCTTCTCTTAAATGAAAATAATTTAAAGTTATTGTATTCATACCTCTTGGAATATTATGCTGAAATACGTATCTAATATAACTTTGCATAATCATTGTCATTGATACATTCATATAAGCCCGCGTAAATTGTGTATATAATAATGCAATCTCTTTTGTGATATTATACTTTTGATAAATTCTCTCCATAATTGAATTATAGATAGGAGTCAAAGGTTCTTTCTCAATATTATCAAATTCGTGTGAAATATTGGTTTTATTATATCGTTCTTTAAAATATTTATTATAATTGATCCAAAATCGATTCGGCGTTTCTTCAACACGAGGTACATCACTTGGTTTTACGAGTTTTTCGACAGGTGTTGCGCGTGTTATATTACGAATATAACTCATCATTAAATCAAGATTTACTTTCATAGATGAAAGCACATCTTGAGATGGTTCATTCAAACGAAATGAGGTTCTTGAACTTTTTTCGTGTTTATGATAATATTTATTATAACTTTCCATCGCTTGATTCATCATCTCTTTGATGGTTTCATTATCAAATATTTCGATCACTGGTTTTTTTATTTGCGATGCAACCAATCGTTGATAATCTTGTTGTGATTCTTTATTCATAAGTCCCATCATTATTGCAGTTCGTGGATCATTTTCTGCAGTTGCTTGCATAACAGTACCAAAAATATCTCGCATCTTATCTTTTGAAGCAGCTGCTTCTTCTGGAATCGGTACAAGTTTTTCTTGTTTTATTTTTAATTTAGAAAAGGCTTCTTCCAACTTTGCATAAGTAGGGCCATCTCTTTGAATACGAGAACCTGTTTTTGGATTCTTAGGACTTTCTTTTACTCTCTCTTCTTCCCATTCTTTTAATTGTTTCATTGTAAAAGTTTCTTTTTTTGTTTTGGTTGACATATATACTACAGATTACTTATATAAGAGAAAAGTAAAAATGTTTTTGGATTTTTTAGTATTTATACGTAATTTTTAAGACTTTTCAATTTATGTTTAGAAAGAGGTTGTATTGTACCATTCAACCCAAACCCCGTTAAACTTTCCTTCATTGTCAATGCTTTCTGTACGATGAATGCGTACGACCGTATAAGCATCTGATAGTTCTTGTTCAACCTGAGCCATCAGCTGTACGAAACGATGATCGTGAATCAGTTCAAAGATATGATAACCATCCTTGACCCAATGTTCTGAGTAGTTTAGAGAAACATTGGCTTGCTTCCCAAATCTTTGGTTAAGAACTACATAGAGATCCTTTGGATACGTATAAACATATCCCCAAGAACGACCTTCCTTAGCATTCTTAAGTAGTACATTTTTAACATTTGGACGAATCATTTCATCAAAGAAAAGATCAATCACACGCTGACGACGAACAGTACGCAGATTGCAATAAGCCTTGTATTGGTTGTAAGAAGCACGGAGTTCAGCGCCAAAGCTGTTGAACGTTGCCATCTTTGAAGGGCTTTTTTCAATCGCAACTTGGAATCAATGGGTATCCTTCCCTTTTTGCAAAATTCATTTTTTTAATATAGCTATAACTTTTTGTAAATATTATGTTATTTTGATTCTTTCTTTAAAAAAACCATTCCTTGTAAAATATAATGAGCTACCAATGGCTGTGTAAATGGAGGTCCTTCTTTCGTATGCTCTGTTAAATAAGCTTGAAGAACTGGACGATACGATTTTAATATTTTACGATGACGGCGATTCTTTAAGTGTTCTAATAAGTAATCTAAACAATCTGCTAGATAAAGCACATAGTCACGATGCATTCTTATTTCTATAGAAGAAGTTATTGATTCGCTAGAAAAAATGAATCTATCTTCTATTCTTCTTCAAAATGACCGACTTTGAACAGCAATATGTCCATCAAGTTTATGAAGCCATCGCTGTTCCTTTTGATCAAACACGGTTCTGTTATTGGAATGCTGTAAAAAACTTTTTAGATGGATTGCCATCTTACTCATTAGTACTAGACAATGGATGTGGAAATGGAAAGTATCTTCAATACCGTAAAGACCTTATCTTTATGGGAAATGATATGTGCTCTGGACTTTTAGAAATCGCAAAAAAGAAAGCGGATGTTACTCGCTCCAATGGAATGACACTTCCATATCGCACAGAGACGTTTGATGCGATTATTTGCGTAGCTGTATTTCATCACCTATCGGATATTTCACGACGCCATCAATTTATTCAAGAGATGATTCGTGTATTAAAATCCAATGGAAAACTATTGGTGACTGTATGGGCGTTTGAACAACCTGATAATAAACGCTTTAAAAAATGGAATGTCCAATCCAATGGAGATGCTATGATTCCTTGGTGTGATAAATCTCAAAACATTCTATCTCAACGCTATTATCATCTTTTTCATAAAGAAGAATTGGAATCTTATTTTAAAATGGATAATGTGCGGATAGAATCGTGTATTTATGAATACGATAACTGGTGTATTACCGTTCAAAAATTAAAAGGATAGTGTATATAAATATTCCATAATCAAATAAAACAATGCATAACGAACCGCATTGGAAGCGGAACGAATATGAACGCCACGAAAGAGTGCTTTGGGTCCTTCCTTTGATAAAATTAACTTCGTAGTTGTTTCAAATAGATCCATTGAACCTGTACGAATGGACGCTTGGGCCATATTTGCACGAATGGTATCAAAAGGTGTCGTTAATGCCGCACCCAATCCCCCTGCGAAAGCGCCTGTAAATAAACCCATATTTGGATGTTGGATGGGTAAAATCATTTTTCCATTTTCATAAACAAAATTACGAACACTTGTTTCTACAATATCTTCGGCTAGACTTACACCATATCCATTATAGAGTCCTCGAACGCCTCTCATACGAACAATTTTTTTACCCGATTCTACTAAATTAGGATGTTCTTGATTGATTTGCATCACGCGCATACAATTCGATAAAGGAATTTTCATAAAACTTGTGATAAAAGATGCAATCGATGAGGCAAAAGGATTAGGATGAAGCTGATTATAAATGCTAAAATAGGAACCAAATACAAATCCAGAAGTTAAAGAGGATTGAAAAATACCACGATAACAATTGATCACAGCAGGGCCTTGTTTTCCATAAACTTGCAGACAAGCTTTCTTTGCCTCAAACGGATAGGTACACATTTGACTCAAAGCTCGTGCAATGCCTTCACGTTTTCCTCCATCGTGTAGGGTTTTTGGATCTCTACCACCCATCCTCTAAAAAGGAACCCTTTTTATACACCTTTGAAAGATTATTTCCTTGTCTTTATACCTTCACTTTTTTAAAAATATATCGATCGATTCCCGATAAAGAGACTTGGAGTACCAATTCCCCATCGGTAATTTCTTCAATCATTTCACCAAATTGAATCATCATTTGAAGTTCTTTTTCAGGAGGTACTTCCAAATGCGCTTCTCCTTGTTGATACGTTTGAATCTCTTCCACTACTTGTAAGACCTTTAACTTTTCAGGATGATTTTCTTTAAGGAGTTTTTCTTTTATGACCGCATATTGTTGTGGATTTTTAAAACGAGCATCCAATAGATTTAAATACATCATCTCATAACGAGTGATTTTAAAAGGGAAGGTATAGAGACTTAACAATTCCATCGCCCAACTTGGAAGTCCTGTACTTACAAGATAACCCCCAGGTTTTAACCAATGGGCTACATTTTGAAAAAATCTTTTATATAATTCGCCTCTTTTTGGATTCATATAAGCATCTAAGGAACAATAAATCATTATAACCGCATCAAAGTTGTCTGGATAGGTATCCTTTGGTAAAGTATGAATAGGAATGGTAATATCCGGTTCTGTTTCTTCGCGAATATCTACATAGAAGCCATTCTCCCAATGCTTTTTCGTTAGTTTAATAGGGGCTTTGCGCGGATGTGTACGACCGTGACAAAGAAACATCACTTTCGCATCCTTTTTTAAAGGCAATGGATAAGATTTCATCTACGTTTATACTATTTAGAGATTAAATTTGCTAATTGAGTATGCTTTAATATAGAAGCGTGTTTCTTTAAAAAGGCTTGATAGAGTTGGTCCCAATGATCTACCCAGTCTTTATCTTGATGTTCTACCATTTTTAATAAATAGTTCGAACTTGAAATATAGGGCTTGCGCATCGCAAATCCTCCATCACTCCAAGAACCCATCGAATAACAATTAAACACCATCACCCATTCATAAGAATCCAAGCTAAATTCATACATCCATTTATAAATCGCATCCGCGTGGAAACCATTAAGCGTCATATAATTGGACATTACCATCAATCGTTGAATATGGTTGAGGTATCCATAATTAAACGCATATTGGATGGTTTCATTCACAAAGGGTACTTCGGTATTTCCTAGATACCAGGCTTTAGATAATGCTTTGCGAGTGTGACCAAAGATATTTTTACGATACTGTTTAGGAGATACATAGAGATAATAGAGACGACAATATTCACGCCATCCAATCACTTGACGAATAAATCCTTCTTTATTTGTGATATCCGTCGTCGTCGCTGAAACGGCTTCTACAACTTCTATAGGAGTGATTAATCCATTATTGAGATAAATAGATAAACCACTATGATTAAGCAAAGGTTGAGATAAAATCACGACATCTTGATATTTCCCATAATTGGATAGCCGTTGATGAATAAAATCTTTCATCCAAAGTCGTACATCTTTCGTTGTAAGAGGCAGATGAATGAGATAAGAGTTTATGATTGTATCCCAATCTTTGCTGGGTTTTGGATTGGAACGAAAAGGGGTTGAATTAAGCCATTCAAGACCTTGTTCCCATTCTTTTTCATTGCTATAAATACGATGATAAGGGTTGGGAGGCAATGAAATCTTTTTAGAATAAGGTTGACGATTGTATATGTCTTGACTTTTCACACCTTTAAGAATATGCAGCACTTCTTTGGAGAAATTGTAAAAAGAGCTATGTTGAAGTCGTTTTCCAGCACGATCTTTTTGATAGTCTTGAAGTTGAGAAGCTGTTAGAACAAAAGATGGAGAATCTGCAATCGTCCATTGAACTTTGGTCGATTGAAGTTTTTTCATAAGAACAAGATCACAAGGATCGATCAATAGACATTCTTTCGGTAAAAACGATATATCTAGATTCTTCCATAATTGTTGGATGGGAATATAAGTGATATTGTAGTGTGGTTTAAGTTGTTGAAGATAACGTTGATGGGTTATATACATATAGAGGATACGTAATTGATTGAGTTGGAGTGAAGAAACCGCACCACTTCCCTTTCTTTTTCCATAAAATGTTGGATCTTCTATAAAGTAGATATTTTCTATAGCTATATTTGGAAAGACTTTTTTGATGATTTTTGGTTCAAACAATTGGTTTGGAAATAAAACTAAATTCATACCTTACTTATTCAAAAGACATTTTTGAATCCACAAGGGTTTAAACAATTGAACGATATTAAGACTAAAGATGACGGATCGCTTACAAGTTCTCCGCCAACAACCTCAAACAGCAAGGGTTGGAATGAAATGGTTACCAATTGAAGATCAACAATTGATGGAAGAAGTTGCTGAAAAGAAAACATTGGAAGAAATGGCAACGCTTCATCAACGAACAGTGCGTAGTATCAAATATCGTATCATTTATGTGGGTTTAAAACGTTACCGTGATTTATCTGCTCAACAATTAGCTGAAAAATTAAACTTAACGGTAGAAGATTTACAAGAGTATATTGAAGCTCAAGAGCAAAAACAAAAGCAACACGAAGAACGAACCAAAGATCGAGGAATCTCTTTACGAGATCTTTATGATGTAATGGTTGAAATTCGTGATTTATTGAGGCCAGCGACCAATCCATGAAGGAACACCTGTCTTTGGAACATCCACAGGAGGTTTTCCATCATTTTTGCATTTCATTAAATTATATTTTTCCCAGCAACTTGCCTTAGCTTCAAGACGTTTGAGGGAAGGATCAAGTAGCATATAAGATAAATGATCTCTATTCTCTTGTGATTCTTTCATGGCAAGATCACGCATCGCTAAACAAGACATTGAACTGGCTAGATTTTGGCAAGTGAGTTGATTCCATTCTTCACTGGACATATTTCTCTTTACTTAATAGAAATATTTTTATAGGTTCTTCTTTGAATAAATCTTTTATATGTGTAAAGTAGATTTATGAAACTGCTAAAAGTCACTGAAAAAAATAAAGATCAATTTACTGAATGTGTTCAAGAAAAAGAGCGTCCAACACTAGTACTCTTTTATGCCGATTGGTGTCCTCATTGCCAAATGTTTAAACCCACGTGGAAAGAACTTGCTAAAAAAATGGGAAAAAGTAAAAAACTCCAAATGGCAGAAATAGAATATACCAATATGGATCATATTCCCAAAAAATATAAGAAGATTCGTGGTTTTCCAACCATTCAAATGATGAAAGGTGGAAAAGTACTTTCAGAATTTAATGATGTTCGTACGATGGATGCGCTTGAAACGTATATTCAACGTTATGTTTAGCCAGGAAATGCGTAGGTTGGTTTAAAGTTATTTTGCGTTTTTAAAATAAAGATGGATCTTATTGAGCGTGAAGTACAAGAAGATACGGAAGATGAACACCAAGAAGGTCCTACGGATACTGAACTTGAAGATTTTAAGGCAAAGGTCAGTGAATATTTAAAATTGGACGATCAAGTACGTAAATTGAATATCGCCATTCGAGAACGTCGTGTTCATCTTCGTGTCTTGGGTGATAAAATTCAAACGTTTATGAATCGTTATGAAATTGGTACGTTAAATACTCAACACGGTGAGCGTATTCATCACAAAATTCGTCAAGCAAAGATTCCTGTTAAAATCATGGATGTCAAGGAAATCCTTCTTGAAAAACGCCATTTAACAGGAGAACAATTGTTTAAAGAATTATTTGAAAGCGAACGCCCAACCAAAGAAGTTAAAAGTATTCGTCGTGTGATTCCAAAGGTTTCTCTCAACTTAGAAATCTAAAAAATGAATTTATCTTTTTTATTTTATTTAGACTTTACGATGGCGTATCAACTTGTCATTGTTGAATCTTCTGCGAAAAGTAAAACCATTCAAAAATATCTAAATCAACTCAATACGACACCTTTTAAAGTCGTCGCTTCGTTTGGTCATATTGTGGATTTGCCAAGAAAGACGATTGGTGTGAATACTGACTCTTGGGAAATTGAATATACAAGCATTCCTGATAAAAAGAAACTAATTACAGATTTGAAGAAACTGGTTAAAGATGCGTCGATGGTTTATTTGGCAGCCGATCCAGATCGTGAAGGAGAAGCCATTGCGTGGCATCTTAAAAATCAACTCAATCTAAAAAAATATAAACGGATTACGTTTCACGAAATTACACCCAAAGCGATTAAAGATGCTCTTAATCATCCTCGAGAACTAGATCAACCTCTGATTGATGCTCAAGAATCACGAAGGGCACTGGATCGTGTCGTTGGTTATCAAGCTTCCCCTTTGCTATGGAATCGCTTTACAACAGGCTCTTTGTCAGCAGGACGTGTTCAAAGTGCAGTATTGGCAGAAATGGTCCATCGTTATAAAGAAATTCAAAACCATCAACCTGAAAAATATTGGATGGTTCTCACAAACTTTCAACTCTTTGAAACACTTCTAGAAACCAAACTGTATGAACGTAAAGGTACGAGCATTCATCATTTTTTAGATGAAAATGAAATAGCCAAAATGATGGAGCATTTTAAAAAGAAGCTTATTTGGACGGTGACCTTTGATAAAAAACACGGTAAAGAAAATCCATCGGCACCTTATACGACATCTGCGCTTCAACAAGAAGTCTATGACAAGTATAAAATCCCAGCAAAACAAACGATGATTTATGCTCAAGGACTATATGAGAAAGGTTATATTACTTATATGCGTACGGATTCTGTACACATTTCTCAAGACGCAAAGGAAGATATCCACGAATATGTTCAGGAGGTCTTTGGTGAAGATCAAGTGGTAGATCGGGAATTTAAAAGCAAAGTGGCCAATGCTCAAGAAGCCCACGAATGCATCCGTCCTTCTCAGCTATCCGTGCTAAGTGATGCTCTTCCAGAAGAGTTTACAGACGGCCACCGTAAAATCTATAATTTGATTTGGCGAAAGACGGTAGCTTCTCAAATGGCGGCGGCTGAATACATTCATTATCACTTTACGCTTCAAACTTCAAGTTCAATGATGAAAAATTATGAATTCCGTGGTAAAGTATCGTTTCTAAATGAGTTGGGTTATCTTAAAATATGGCAACCCAAATTGAGTGTTCAACACGCTGAAATTGCAAAATGGGATTCTTTGGTCGGTAAGAAAGATATTCCTCTTACGATGGAAAAGGTGATGGGAGAAGGAAATGTGACAAAACCTCCTAGCCTATATAATGAACCCAATGTGATTAAATGGATGGAAAAGGAAGGCATTGGACGACCTTCGACGTATTCTGCCATTCTAGAAAAGATTCTAAGCAAAGGCTATATCCAAAAAGGAAGTGATCCACAAAGTACGGTTGAAGTCAAGCATTATATTCTTGAAAAAGGCGTCATTGAAACACAAGAAGAACTGCTAAAAATCGGTGGAAATGATAAAGATCGTTTTCTTCCTACATCGCTCGGAGAACGTGTGGTCGATTATCTAGAAGAAGCCCTGCCGTCTATTCTTGATAAAGCGTTTACGTCACAAATGGAAGAACAATTGGATCGAATCAGTCGTCACGAAACAACTAAAAAAGATGTTCTAACTGAATTTTATAAACCCTTTGCGTGTTGGATTCAAGATGCTAAAAAGATACAAAAAGAACATATCAAAGATACAAAAGAAGCAAAACCCTTGGCACCAAAAACATCTAATATTCTAAAATCATTTGAAGAGGCAGATATTCTTCAAACACGTTATGGTCCAGCGTTGTTTGTTAAAGAAACGAAGAAGTTTGTAGCGATTGTACCTTTTCAAGAATGGAAAGAAAAACAAATGGAAGACCTTACAGAAGAAGATATTAACTTTCTTGTAAAACTACCGATGACAGTAGAAGATATCTCGATTGAAATGGGACGATACGGTTTGTATTTGGTTCATAACCATCAAAACTATCCTCTCCCAAAAGAACATTGGACGGATGTTTATAATGGTTCCATTTCCTATGAAACACTTACACCTTTGCTTGTAAAGAAACCCAAGCCAACCTTTGTAAAGAAGCCTTTTAAGAAAACGGCGAAGAAGTCTTCATAGATTGAATGGCTTGACGTGTGGCACGGAGTTCTTGAACCAATTCTTCAAGTACAGTAGCAATATTTTTTCCGCTTTCGGTTTCCAGATAACGTGCTAGAATGTAATACATAGGCTCTTCCAACACGGTTGCTTCGATGTTTTCGAGGTCGCTTGAACTGGGTTCGCTTTCTTCAAGGCTGCTACGGAGGGAGGAAGTTGTGGAATGACTTTTATGTCTTTGTGACATGAATACGATAGTTCTTTATCATTTCTAGTTTTTAAATAAGTTGTGATCCAAGAGTGATTCAATAAATCCTCAATGGTTGCTCGTTTTTTTGGATCAATGACCAAGCATCTTTTTATAAAATCTTCCGCAAGGACAGTCATATATTTCGGAAAAGATAAATCACGATTTAAACATCTTAAAATAAAACCTGGTTTATTTGGATCATGATTTGAAAAATGCTTATGATCGCTCCATCCAAAGGGTTTAATATGGTAAAGCATTTCATATACAATCATTCCAATTGCCCAAATATCCACTTCATAACGATAATGAAGGGAATGATTTTTATCAATATAATAATATAATAATTCGGGTGCCATATAAGTTAATGTACCAGCAAGAGTATTACAATAAGATGTTTCATCGGTTAAAAGATAAGAATACCCAAAATCTGCCAAATAAATTTTATGAGCGTGAATAAAAATATTTTCAGGTTTAATATCACGATGAATAATATGATTTGAATGTAAAAAATGGACTGCTTTCAGCAAAGGATAAATCACACAATGTAAAATACATTGTTCATTTGGATAATCATAGATACGATGAAATAAAAAACTATGGGTCATATACTTGGTCATTAATCCCCATTCTTTTTCTGTTTGGAACCAAAACCATAAAGGAAGAATATGTGGAATACCATCCGCTAATAGATGTACTTTAACTTCTCTTTCAAAATCGAGTGCTTTTCGTTCCATTTCTCGAGGCGTCATTTTTGTTTTTCGATACAACTTTAAAGCTCCTAATTGATGGGTTCGTAGATGAAAGAGTAATAAAACAACGGTATAATGTTCACGGTAAATTGTATGAATATATTTCCATTCGTTTGGGTGAAAATAGGAACTCTTTAAAGGTGAAGATGGTAAAAAGGTAGAGGGCGTCTTTTGAGGTAATTTCATTTGAAGTTCAATATCGTAAGGAAAAAATATATCTAAAAGTTAGAAAGAAAAGATGTCTAGAACTTATCTTTTATCTGTAATATTTGGCTTTCTATTGTTTCTTGTGATTTATTGGTATGTTCGTCGTACAAAGATTGAAATGTTTGAAACGGCTACGACATCAACCGCAACAACTGTCGCAAGTACAAGTGGAGATACAAATACCATTGATACAACAAAAGCAACGGAATTGGTATCTTCTTTACAAAGTTTATTAAGTGGTTTAGCTTCTTATGATGAATCAAAGAAGTCTTTTACCTATATTGAAGATCCATCTCAAATACCAAATGTTAAAAACTTAGATATTTACCTAAGTACGTTCAGTGATTTTACAGCGTATGATACCAAACTTAAAGGGTATGAAGCAGACCGTCAAAAATGGAACAATCACGTTAAAACAAGCGAACCGTTCATGCTTTTAACATCTGAATCCTTACCAGCTTCCATTCGCAATCCTCCTGGAATGCCACTCAATAATTTAGTGATTACTGGTCCTCGTTCAGATGAATTAGCAAGTACGGACTATATGCTCAAAGAATTTAGTATGTGTTTCTTTGTGAAAAATAATAACTTTGTCTTTGATGAAAATAAAGCGCCCATTGAATTATTCCGTGTCTTTGTAGAAACGCCTTATTACGTCTTATCGCGCTTTGAACCCGATGAAACAGACGCTACAAAAGTTAAACTCATTACCATTGTTGGGTTAGATGTAGAAGACGTTAAAGAAACACATCGTTATTCCATTACCATTCCCATTTCAACTCTAAAATCATCCGGTAATAATATCTTAATTAGTGTCGTCTATAATACCGATAATGATCGCAAGAAAGGTGTTCTAAACGTTCATATTGGAACCACATCCTTTAAAGCTGAAACCGATACACCTCCTGCGATTGTTCTTGGTAACTCACGCATTCGTGTCAATGGAAGTGGTAAATGGGATGCTCGTCTGTTTGGATATATGTACTTTAAGACAGCGATTACAAAAGAACAACACGAAGCATTGATTCAATACTTTAATAAACAACTCTCTGGCATTGCAGCGATGCTGGATGAACTCAAGAAACTCACAGAAAAACAACTCCAAGATTTAGATAATATAGTAAAACAACAATCCCTTTCGATTGATGATATTAAGAAACAACTGGAACAATGCAAAGTACTTCAAGAAGAAAAAGATAAAGCGAAAGCGAAAGCAGAAGAAGATAAATGGACGATTAAAATGGATGGTTACAAACCTGTTTCAGCAGAAGATCTTGAAAAATGCACGTTGTTAAAGGTAGATAATCTTTATAAACAACTCAATGAAGCTACATCCACTCCAAAAGATACTACCGTAGATGTTAAGACGGAAGAAAAAGAAGAAGCATTTCAATTAAAAAAGCCTTTTAAAAAATCCGAGGTTTCATCCAAAGATCCTAAGTTAACCAAAGCCGTTGAAAACTATTTTAAATAAACACGAATCAATGGCAACGTATCTTTTTTATAGATTTGTGTAAGTTTTATAAACCATAACCATTGCATTCCATACACTATTAGAAGAGGTCCATCCAATAAATGATAATAGTTGTGGTCATAGATAAATTGGCGATGTTGATAGAGATAGAAAGTAAAACGATAGATGCGATGATAGAAGAAAAGACACCATAAAAATGTATCGGTATATATTTGATATTTCTTATTTTTACAATTTCGTACCATCTTTGCGATGTGTAAAAAGGGAGTGGTTGTATTTAACATATTTAATACATATACACCACTATACATATAATGATAGTTTTCACTCAGATACATTAAGAAGATCGTAATCATATGATGAAGCACAAATATACTTGGTAATTTATTGTAGAAACATACGATCATATCATAGAGATAAACAGCATATTCCAGTTGATAAAAAGAATAAGCAGATGGATGCTGACTTTTTATAGGTAACATTTGATAGATATTTAAATTGGGAATATCATAGGTTGTTATGTGACCGTGAATTCCAACAAAGATGTGTTTTAAAAACTCAAAGATATAATCACGATGTTTGTAAATATCATTTATATAAACGATTGGAAAGAGTGTATGATAAAAGGTACTTTGATTCCAAACAACTCGAAAGATTGTAAGGAATAATAAATGGTAAAACCAAAGCATATTTTAGATTCTATTAAGGGACATAGTTTTAAATCCACGTTTAACAAAATAGAGGGATTTACATGTAGCTATAGAATAAAAAGCTACAAGGGATAAAAGACCCCCTTTTTTCATTTCATGGTTGAACTCATGGATTTCATGAGAATTTAGCAAAATATAGGGATTTATATATAGCTACAAATTATATGATTTAAAAGTTTCTATTATTATTAAACTAAATGACCAAAGTAAATGCTGCGATATGTTATCTAACACAGAACAATGAAGTGCGTCGTACGTATTTAAAAACGTCTCTTTACTTTCTCTTCAAATATTTTAATTCGAAATATCAATATCCTGTGATTATCTTTCACGAAGGAGATTATGATAATGAAGCCCAACAAGATATTCTAATGAGTATTCGTGGTACGTGTAGAGATCTTGTATCTTTTCAAGCACTGGATCCACAAGACTTTAAAATACCATCCTCTATTGATCAAGTAAAACTAGACAGATGTTTATCCATTAAACCTCATCCAACTCCTTATTGGCGAAATGAAAAATATCGTTTAATGTGTCGTTGGTGGTTGATGGAGTTTCCAAAATATGTGAAGCATTATGATTATGTGATGCGTTTAGATGATGATTCATTGATTGAAGAACCGATTAAATATGATTTGTTTGAATGGGCACAAAAGAAAGATTTGAACTATGCTTCGAACTTTTTACACATTGATTGTGGAATTTGTTGTTATGGAATGAAAGATTTCTTTGATAAAAATTATCCTGAAAAGAAAGAACTTCTCAAAGAAATGTTTGTAGAACAAGAAGTACCCATGCGTGCGGTTCAATTTCATCCTTTCCGTACCATTCTATCGTTGACTCAGAATCCGCTTCCAGTGATCAAAGAAAAAGAAAAACTCTATATGCCGATTATGTATTACAATAACTTTTTCATTACAAAAACCAGTTTTTGGCATCAACCCGAAGTTCAATCGATTCTTCAAAAGATTGAAGAAAATGGTTCGATCTTTTATTTCCGTTGGGGCGATGCGCCATTACAGTCATTGATTGTAATGTTACATTCTCCAGCGGATAAAATTAGTAAAGCTAACTTTGAATATTCAAAAAGACTCCAGCGTGAATCATTTAAAGGAGATGATGGACACTACCACGCTTATATGCCAGTATCTTATGATCAATCATCGTGTATTTCTCAACAAAAAGAATTTAAAGATCGCTTATCAAAACCGGATATCTAAGCAAATCCGTGCTTCGCTTTAAGATCACCTATATTTCTTAAAATCCATTCTTGGTTAGGAGGAACGCCAAGAATATCTTCTTTTTTCGCATAGAATTCAGGACCTTGTTTAAATTCGTGACGATAAGTGGTGGATGTTTTTAAAGGAAGAGGATCGGTTAATTTAAGTTGATAAAAGATAGAATCAGAACCATTTGATTTTAACGTAATAAATACACTTGGTACGACTTTTTCTTGGGTTTCTGTGGCATAATAGCTATTGGGATATTTAAAATGAGCTTCGATCGCACCATCTTTTGGAATTTCATAAAAATTGGGTGTATTTTCAAAAGCTATAAATGGAGATGTAAAAGGCAAACCAGAACCTGTATAGTTCATCATACGATCAATTGGATTTGCAGCCATTAAATATTTTTGTTGATATTTGGAGGGACTTTTAATGCTACCTGTTAAATGAATGAAACCATCTGCGGTGACTGTTGCATTTAAAGTTAAGTGTTCATTTGCGATGGACATTAGAGAATCTTACCTTACTTGTGGATAATATTTTTTATACAAATATTCTTAATAGATCCATCCAGTTTTTTTGAGAATGAAAAATCCATTTTCGTAAATGAGATTGAAGTTCTTTTGATGGATGATAATTTTTACTTTGTGTGAAAGGTTCATCGGTAAATTCATAATCTGTAAAATCATATAAGTAACCATAATGAGAATGCCAGTATTCGTAATTATACAATGTATCACCTTCATCTTCATCGTGATAATAATAATTGAAATATTGAATAAAAGTATAGAGGTCGTGTAATGAAGAATAAGATAGATAGGGAGCATCTAAATACGTCTTCATTTGTTCTTCTGTAATAGGAAAACGTGTCGTTAAAACCATCGTCACGAATAATTTATGATTGGAAGAATGCCAAGTCCAAGCTGCAAAAACGGGTTCCATCTTTTTACGATGATAAAAAATATGATTTAAAGCATCTTCTATTTTAGGTTGAATCTTATCTTCCTCTTGAAAAGGAATTTGAAGATCCAGTTTATGATATTGACTGGCTGTAGATTTTTGTATTTGTTTTTCTAGACTTAGCATTTCATCTTCAAGTCTACTCAATCGTTCTTGAAGCATCATCATAAATTGTTGTTCAGGGGTTGCTGTAAGTTCCATTCAATTGTAAAACCTTACTATTAACAAAGCAAACTTATCGAGTTTGATTTTAAAAAGAATGATTTAGTGAAAATAGCTTAATATAAACGACCGTCTCCTAGACCAGCTGGGTTTACTTCTTCACGAGTGCAAGTGACACCATCGCAACGAATCACATAACGTTCAGGTAACATGGTTCCTGGATCTGAGAATGGACGACCGCATGGAGCACAAGGGCGTAAGCGTTCTACGGCTTTTTGACGTTCTTGTTCCATGACCTTTTCAGCATTTCGTTGAAGGTACATACGGCTTTCATAGGAACTACGCACCATTTTATTATCACCAACACTTTGCATGAGTTCCGCATTAATTACACAACGAGGGCGATAGTCCGTAATGCCTCGACCATCCGCCATTTTAGCTGGGCACATAACTTTGGGATCTGTGGTAACATCGCAACCTTTGCAGGACATTTCTCTTTATTATTTAGAAAATATATTTATTACGCTTAATCTTCTAATAATCGGTCAATCAATTGTTGTTTTGTACCCTCCGTTGAAAGATGACGTTCTTCACAGAGTTCTTTGAGTTTATCCAAATTCATTTTATGAAGTTTGCTTTTAGATAAACTTGGTGCAGTCATTGTTTCTGAAGGCTCTGGTGCAGAAGAAGGTGTTACTTCTTCAATGACCACATCTTTAGAAGGTTCATTTGGATGGTCATCAACTGTAAAAGGCGTTGAGAAAATGACAAAACCGTCTTGAGCAGCATCTCCTAAATCCTCTTTAAAAATACTTTGCATTAAAGTATCTGCCGTAAGGTTGCGTGGATCCATCATCTGTTGAACCGTTTCTTTTTCAACCGAAGGTTTTCCTGAAAATAGAGTGTGGGTTTGTTTATCAAGTAGCAATAAATCCACTTTTTCTTCAATACGTCCAAGCGCTTTCCATACAAGATAGAGTCCAGCAATTAAAACAATACCAATTAAAGCAAGTTGCATTGTAATCATTACTTGAGTATCTTTAAACATTTACCTGTTGAGAATATATTTTGTTTTTGATTTTAATCGCAGTTTCAATCAACTCATTTGGAAATTCGTGTTCTTTTAATAATTCAATCCCAATCGTTTGATTCGAAAACCCTTTTTGGATTTTATAAGGAAACACAAACTGATGTTGATCTTTGATGGATCGTAAGGCAACCATCGATAAATTTTTAAAGTCTTTCGGCGCTTCTTCTTCTAAATGTTGAAGCGTTAAGTAATGAGTGGTTAGAATCATTTTTATTTTTTTATCGGTAGATTGCTTATGCTGTTTCGCTAAATAGAGCATCAATGCTTTTAACATTGCGGCTCCATCATAAGGAGGTGTAGAGTGTAGAGGTTCATCCATAAAGTAAATACTGTTTCTAGATAAATGAGTTTGGGCCAATGCTTCGTGAATTTTCTTCATTTCTGCTTCAAATAAGGAATAGCTTCCAATCACATCTTTGATACGATCGTGATGAAGAATCGCATCATATAAATGAATATTTCCATAAGCGGCTCTTACGATACCGAAAGATTGTCCCAATAAAATATTCCATAAAAGTGCTTTTACATAGGTTGTTTTACCAGCTGCATTGGGTCCAGTAACAATTAGATGATGACCTAAATGAATTGGATTTGCCACAGCATAAGGGAGTAGAGGATGACGCATCGAACCTAAATAAGTTTGTTTTTCATTATAAGTTGGAAGCGTCCAATCACGATAAAGGATAGGAGCCATTTGCCGTAAAGTTTCATAAATCCCCATCACCTCATAAAGGTTCTTTATTTTTAAGCGTTGGTGAGGTTGTTTCCAAAGGGTATAGAATTGATAGACGTTTCCTTTATATTCGGTTAATAAATCCATTCGGTCAATATGGGGCAAATAAGGTTTCCAAAAATCCATTGTCACTTCACTGAGTTGTTTTTGGAATCGTTGAATATGAGATTGGATATGTTTCATTCGTTTCAAAATGATATTACGATATTTTCTTAATTGATTACAGTAATCAATGGTTTGGAAAAAACTATAAATATAAATACCAATGTAAATAAGCAACATTGTTATATTTCTTAACATGCTTGTTGTATCTTTTGCTTGACGATAAAGCCAATAGAGTGTTTTATAAATGGTTTTTAAATAATTGATAAAAGCGATTTTCCATTTCATTTTGGTGCGAACATAAATATATGGACCTAAAATTAAACTAATGGGATAAATACATTGAACCATAGGAGAACAATAAGACCGATAAATTTGAAAAGCATTTAATAAATGAGGATGGTAATATAAAATACGAAACAATTTTGAAGATGGAAACAAAGAATCAATGATATAATTTTTCGTATGGGATTCCAAAGAAAGTAACCAATGCCAATCTTTTTCGAGTTCAGGCGTTAATAATTGAGGTTGAATATGCTTTTGAAAAAAGGTCCATATGGATTGGCGTTCTTGAAGGATCGATACATCATAGATGGGATTTTTTAATACATATTGTATAAATTGATGACTAATTTCGTAGTCTGTAAATTGAGAAGCAAATGTTGTTAAAGATAAATCATCCCATATACTTTTTGAAATATAGCTATTTACAAAAGGGTAGATTTCTTGTTTTTCATAGAAAGAAGGAGGGTTTGAATCCTGGTTAAAAAAAAGCTCCGTTTTCTCTAAATGTTTGCGGAACTGTTTGGATCGTAACATTACACTTAATTTAAGAAGTAAAAAAATGAGTTAAAATAAACCGCATAGGATAGAAGTATGGAGTTTGTTCTTCTAAAAACAAAAGGTAAATTTTATCGTGTGCCACGTGCACCGTGTGAAACTGATGAACAAGCCATGGATCGGGTATGGTATATCGCCAAACAAGATGGTCCAATGAATATTCCAGAATCACTGAAATGGTCTTATGAAAAATATCTTAAAGTAAAATATTAAATCAAATGTAATAGTAGATTATTTATGGATCCAAACCAATGGGGACCAGATACTTGGCGATTTTTACATATTTTAACTTTTCAATCGCATGCTTCCTTACAAGAACTAAAAATGTTTTTTCATAATATAAAATATTTGTTACCGTGTCCAAATTGCCGTAAAAACTATGATTTACACGTGACTCAAGTTCCTTTTCCAGAATCGAAAAAACAAATACCCAAATGGTTGATTCAAATCCATAATCGTGTAAATAACTCTGTTCAAAAACCCATCTATGAAGAAGATCGTATGTATGAATATTGGAAAGAACAATCAAAACATGTAACTACGAGTAAAGAGTTAGGTATATGGACCTTTATGGTATGTTGCATCCATACACATCCTGGAATACATAAAATGACACCCGATATTCAACAAGCGCACGACTATTTCTGGAAACATTTGGATTTATGGTTGCCAAAAACCCTAAAAGATCGTTCAATGATTTTAACTTATTTATCAAAACATCCCATCCCAACGGTAAGTATTAAATATGCTTATCGAGAAGCATTTGATTCGTTAATGAAACAGATCCAATATCAACGAGTCTTAACTTATCTTAAACGAAGATGCAAAGGTTCTTGTCAAACATAGAAATTTGTCACTGGTGGAATAGGTTGATAAGTCGTACCGTAATACTTATCAAACATCAGATAAAGACACATTAGGAAGATAAAGATGACGAGTAGAATCATCGTTAGATAAATTTCCCGTAGAATATGAGTATGTTCTTTCATTTTTCGTTGAAGGGATTCAATATCCACTTTATGATAGGATTCCATGATACGTTTTTAAGAAATCAAAAAGAAATAGAGTCATTTTTTATTAGGGTTTAATTAAATAATAGTTCATTTAAGGATGAACTAATTTGTTCAAGTTGTTGAGCATAAAGATCAAGCGCACCTCCTTTTACTTTTTTGGTGCGACGTTGTTTCTTCTTGCCACCATCTTGGTTGTTGTTATCGTTTTTGTCATCTTTTTTATCGTCTTGTTTATCGCCACCTTTTTTGGCTTTGCGTTGTTTCTTTTTACCACCATCTTGGTTGTTGTTATCGTTTTTGTCATCTTTTTTATCGTCTTGTTTATCACCACCTTTTTTGGAGCGGCGTTGTTTCTTTTTGCCGCCATCTTGATTGTTGTTATCGTCATCTTTCTTATCATCGTTATCACCTCCCCACGCTTTTACTTTACCGTAAATACCAGTGGATGCGGAAAGAGGACCGAGTTTGCCTTTTACACCAAAGCGACCTTCTGCCATTGGGCCTTTCTTTCCTTTTTTGCCTTTTTTAGCACCACCTGCTAGGGAAGCATCTCCGCTATCGGTTGGAACAGCGACTGCTTCTTTGGGAACCATATCTACAGATGGAGGAACCACAGCTGAACCTGCTGGGGCAACCACTGGAACAACTGCTAATAGAGGGCCAGTGCTTTCACCAACAGGGGAAGCTTGGCTTGAGAAAGCATCTCCACCACGTTGTTTCTTTGATTTGAATGAACGACGTAGACCATATAGGATGGCTGGGCCAAGTACGCTACCGACCTCAATAGCACCTCCTTTTTTATTATTTTTATTGGAGCGACGTCTTTTACCACCTTCCATTGGAACATCTAGAATTTGATTATCCATAACTTGTTCACCAGCGGATTGCATTTTATTGTTAATATATAGCGATAAAATAAATTTATTTTTTCTTAAAATGCAGGACAAGTGAAAACGCAATCATCATAAAGAATAGATTGATACTGAAAAAGATGAGAATATATGGAGCCATATACCAAAGTGCGCCTTTCAAAATAGGTCGTAAGACTTCGGTTTGAAATTCCGTCTTCTTGAGTTCTTTTAAAATAAGGTTCAATACCAATGTTAAAACTTTCGATTGAGTATCTCCAGACATATGCGCGTTATTATTTAACAGAGAAATCCCTTTCTTCTTTATAAACTTAGAGATGGAACTTGCAACTCCCAAAAAAAGATGCAATCATTATTACATTCGTATTAGCGAAGAAAAAAAAGCGATTCATTTCGCATTTTTTAAAGTGCAATTGCTACACGTATATCCACTTGCCCATCAACAAGGCTATGCTTTAATGCTTAAAATACCGGAAACCGAATACAATTATCAACGACTCAAAGATTTAGAAAATGCCATTGTTGAACAAATCGCTGAAAAAAACAAAGAATGGTTTAAAAACGATTTATCCCGTGAAACCATTGAACAACTCTTTAAATCCTCTATGAATCATCAGGAATTTTTGGTTTATTATTCCGCTCTTCGCCCACCGACCTCTTCCAATATTCCATTTTTTGAAGAATGGATTCAAGAAAAGAAATATGCAATGCCCCTTCCTATTAAATGCAAAGTGGTTTGTGACGGTGCTTTCATTTACCCGAAGAAATTTCATTTAAGATGGATTTTAACGGATTTACAAGAATATGATGAAAATGTTTATGATGACGCTGGATTTGATTATGAACATCGTGTTGAAATTGAAGCCTATTGGAAGATTCAATTAAAATTGGTGGAACAATCCATTGAAAAACAAATTTGTAAATATGAAAAGATGAAACGAGAACTCAATGAAAATTTTGATCATATTCAGGAAACCGCTTCTTTAAAATTATGGGAATCAAAAATCGAACAATTTAAACAGCAACTTTCAATGGTTCGTAAAGATGAACTATCCTTGGACTAAAATACGTTTCTCAAAAATATTTTATCTATTTTAGTTATAGTAATAAAGGTCAGATGAACTCTAATAAATTCATGGTTCCACTAGCGATTTTACTTGTTGCCGTCCTTCTAGGATTCTTATTTGTTAGCTACAATCAATCCGCCAAAAAGGTCAATGCCGAAAAATTCGGTGCCTATGATATTTCCGATGGTGTTCCCACCCTTGCTAAAGTAAACAGTGTTGCGGAAAATGCTAAACCTACTCCTGATTCAGCAAGTGGTGCCTTCCCAGGTCTAGGTGGTTCCGATCCTCAAGGCAATGAAGTCTTTAACCCAGTGACCGGTGCCACGGGTGCTTCTGTTGCTACTCCAGCCGCCGCTTGCTTCCCTCGCGATCGTTTAACCGCTGAAGACCTACTCCCTAAAGACGCTGCGAACAGCAAATGGGCACAAATGAACCCGATGGGTCAAGGTGATGTTCGTGACCAAAACTTCTTAACCGCTGGTTACCACATTGGCATTAACACTCAAGGCCAATCTCTACGCAATCCCAACTATCAACTACGCAGCGAACCCGCCAATCCCCAAATGCCTGTTTCCCCCTGGAACATTGCTACCATTGAACCTGATATTAACCGTAAACCCCTTGAAATTGGCGGTGACTATTAAATCGGTAACTGTTTTACATATTCATAAGCTGGATAAAGCGAATGTATCTTTTTTGTTTCCGTATCTGAAATACGATCATAAAGTATATATTGACGACCTTTATAAATTAAGGTGAAACGACCCGCTGTTCGTTTCCACCATAGTTCTCCTTTTGAACCCATACCAATCGTTTCTTTGATAGGAACCGGTTCTTGAATTTTCTTAAAGATTTCGGCAATGATGGCATCTGTGTCATGAAGGTCTCGATTTTCGTATTGTTCATTTTTAACTCGACATTTTGATAATGAAGAACGGAAATATCCAACAAATGATAAACGATATCCGTCTGTATTGATATGCATTGGACTATTGCAATGATATTGATGAACATCCATCGCTAAATAATCCCCTGTATTAAGCTGAATTCCTAGCTGATACTTCGGAAACAACACATATCCTCCTTCTAAGTCTTTGGAACATACCACTAAGTTACCGAACCCATCTTTAAAATCTCCTTTATCTATGTGAAGTGCTGTACGAAAATTATAATTCACAGTAAGTGTACTAAATGCTGTATCTTGAATATAAAAACCTGAATTTGAAGCAGTAGCATATTGACGTTGGTAAGCGTCTGGACATAAAGATTGAAAACACGTATTCATTGCTTGAACAAACGGTAATCCTTGCTGATAATGATCAAAATAGTCTTTGGAATATTTCGTTAGACGACATGGTAGTTTTCCGTTGGTGCTATCAAAATAACCTAAAATAATGCTATGAACAGAAGCACTCTTTTCAAATTTATGATGGATAACGTTACGATGAATCGTGCCAGCCGCCATTCCGCGATTGGTTGAATCGTGTTTTTTTGCAATCGGTAAAAAGTGTTGTATGGCAAGTTGACAGATGTCTGATGAAATCGCATTTCGTTTTAAGTAGGCAATTAATTTATTTGTGTGACGATCATAGATTCGTGTTTCTGGAATCGAAGCATTTTTTATTAGTGTCCATTCGGGTGAAAAATCTAAAAATTGTCCTTGGTGTTTTTCAAGAATGTGATCTGGTATGATTTCTGTCAAATAAATTTCCATTCTATCTAGGAAGATTTAAATTAATGTTTTTCAATCGTAAATTTAAAGGGACCAATTTTAAGAATCTTGGGTGGTTTTACAGGGTCTAGATGACATACATATAGGTCTTGATATTTCGTATATTTTTTATGATAATGTCTCTCAAACTCTTCAACCACTGGAAGATATCTTTCTACATTTTTTGCATTAAGTCCATATACAAGATAACACGCTTCTTTATGCTGTCCATTTAGATGATGACACGCTTCATAAGCATCTCTCACAAGTTCCAGCTTCGTTTCAGGGACATTTGAATGAAGTTCAAAGACACGATTGTTTGTACTATCACAAAGGAGTGCTTTACGAGATACATTTTTTGAAATACGTGAAGGAACAGATACGCGCGCCAACATTTTACTTAAAACAAACGGGTATAAAACCAACGATGTTAAAACAAACACACACGTCGCTCTATCTTAGAGAGTCCGCGTAAATCATTTTTTATTTGATATATCAAACGCAAACGCATATGATTTAAAGGTTTCTAAACGATTTCATATAATGATCTCAAAAAGCAGTGATTTATTGTTAAATTCACTGACTCAATTTTATGATAAACATCCTTCTTATCGCAAAATACTCGCAAATATGATTGAAGGAAAACACGCTATTTCGTTACGAGTCGTAGATTGGTTTATAACCCATTATGCGAAATATAAAAATATTGTTTATTGGAATGATGATGCCGAAGGGACCTATCTCGAAAATGTAACAACAATGAAGCCTTCTTTACGTAAATTTCATCTTTATTTAGATTATCGGGCTCAATTAAAGTCCTATACAAAACTCTACTTTGATCCTTTTCGTCGTCATGACCGAATATCGTTTATCATTGAAAATAAACCACTCACTGTGATTGAAACCACCATTGGCCAATTAAATTTCTTCCGTTGGATTTTTCAAAACCATATTCTGGATTATCTTTTAAAACATCAAGTTGAAATTGAAAAATCAATGAATCAATTTCAAAATAAAAAGAAATCGGGTGGAGAAACATCCTCAACGAAACAGATAGCAGACACGATTCCAAAACAACCACGTGGACAATCTAAACCGCTTACCAATACATTTATTCAATCTCAGTGTTACCTTCGTTTTGATTAAATTGGTGGAAAATGGCTTTCGTTTTTATATGAAGTTGATCGATTCCTTGATCATTGAGGATGGTGGTTGTACCATAGAGAGAATCAATATGGTTTTCAAATGTGTGTTGTACGGGATGATTTGGACGTTCTACTTTAATCACAATTCCTCCTCTTTGTTCAATTTCTTTAATATCATGAGGATAACGAATATCTGGAATAATGATATAAGATGAATATTTGCCTTGATCGTAAGCTTGAAATAATTTTTTAGTAAAAAAATCATGTCCCATATAGGACATCATATAATTCGTTAAAGATTGAATGGTTTCGCGGGGTGTTTTATCCCATCGTGAATCTACAACTTCTTTAGAAGAAGACTCTACCTGGTCCATGGTATAATCATAAAGACAACACGCAGCTTTTTTTAGAGAATAAGAAAGACGAACGATTTGATAGTCTGGATATTGACTACATATAAATTCAGCAATCGTATCTTTACCTGCACGAGAACGGCCTAATAGACCAATAATTTTTGGAAGCATATGTTATTTATGTGTTTAATATGAATAAATTTTTAAGTGCTAATAAATTAGAGCAGTTCAATGTTGTTCGTTGCTCGTCGTATGGTTGGTTTATCGTCTGGTTTTTCAAAAACGATGTTTTACCCGAAATCTTATTCTGCTGCTTCATTAAGAAGGATGAAGGGGAAAAATCGAAACAATCGTCATAAATATTTTTCAGATTATGACGATGGGGATTTTGCATTAGAGGGTCGCTCACCTGCTTCTTCTTCTTATTCCTCTTCTTTAATGGATGATTATCACGAAATGCAATTAAAACCGGTCCAATTAAAACCTCGCAATGACAAACAGAAACAGTATTTAGAGGTATTGGATAATCCAAGTAAAAGTATTGTTATTGCTGTAGGTCCAGCAGGTACAGGTAAAACCATGATGCCGTGTCATATTGGGATTCGTAAATTACAAAATAATGAAATTAATAAACTGATTATCACACGACCTGCTGTAAGTGTCGAAGAACAACACGGATTTTTACCAGGTAGTCTAGAAGAAAAAATGGAACCTTGGCTACGACCTGTATTAGATGTCTTCTATCAATACTATTCGCCACAGAAAATTCAAAAAATGATTCAACAACAAGTGATTGAAATTTCTCCATTGGCTTATATGCGCGGTCGTACATTTGAACATTCTTGGATCATTGCGGATGAATCGCAAAATATGACTCCCAACCAAATGTTGATGCTTTTGACACGTATTGGTAATCAAAGTAAAATGATCATTACTGGTGATCCTCGCCAACATGATCGTGGCTTTGAATACAATGGTTTAACAGACTTCCTTGAAAGACTCGCACAAAAAGAAATTTCAGAAATTGAAGTCATTGAATTTTCCCATAAAGATGTTGAACGCCATACTGTGATTCCTAAGATTTTAGCGATGTATCAATAGTTTCATTGTATCCTATAAAAAGAATGTTATTGTTTTATGAAATGTTTGTTTTTAGGTGTATTTAGACAGTATCTTCAAGTTTTTCTTCTTCATCGGTTTCCATACCGACCACTTCAGGTTTAATGACAGTAGCATCTTCCTTTTCGACATTTTCAATACGGAAAGGCATCATATTGTTAAGTTGAGATAAAGCTTCTTCATTCCAAGTAATTTTTACAGGAACCAATTGCTCAAACACTTGTTTCGCATATTCTTGTTCGCGTTTTACAATGGATTCAATATCTTTGTAAATGCGTTGAACTTTCGCACGGCGCGCTTGTTCTAAAATTTGACGGCGAGCATCTATTTTTTGAACAACACTGGATACTTTAGATGAGGTTTGTGAGGCGCATTTTTGAGAACTGGAGCTATTAAACACCTTCACAGCTGACATACTTCCTATAATTAACTAGATATTAAAAAAATGTCTTTAACTACATATAATAGACGCATAATGAAGCCCTATACCATTCAATACAATGAACCTTTAGGAAAAGGATCCAGTGGAACCGTTTATAAAGGTTATTGGAATCACCAACCAACGATTCCGATTGCTGTAAAACAACTGCCTCTTTCAAAGCGTTCCCTTAATGAAATATCGATCTTAAAATCGTTACAAAACCACGCTTCGCCTCAAGGACCCATTCCACAAATTTATCACATTGAAAAAACAGAAAACAGTTATGAATTGATTATGGAATATCTTTCAGGCGGATGTCTCACAAAATGGATTGAACAAAATCGTATTTTAAGTGAAAAGAAACTCCTTCATATTTTACGCGACATTAATGATACACTCTATCTATGTCATCAAAAACAAATCCTCTATGGAGACTTAAAACCGAATAATTTAATAGCCACACAAAATTTATTAGAATCGTGTCGGGACGATTATACATTGGTTAAAACGATTGACTATGGTATGTCTAAGAAGCATCCTCCACAATTTTTTACAGCTCGTTTTGGTACACCAACCTTTATGGCTCCAGAAGTATATGATGAAAAATTTAGTTACCCAGCAGACATATGGGCTTTAGGTATATGTATGTATCTATTAATCACTGGAAAATATCCATTTATTCTTATGAGAAATAGTGTCAATCCTCTTCAAGATTATCAACAAATGGTCCAATATCAAGAACCAACATTTAATGAACCTCGTTGGAATGTTTATTCAAATGATTTACGATTATTGGTTCAAGCAATGTTAAATAAAAAAATGTTAGAACGTCCTACATCTAAAGATATTTTAAATCATCCCTTGCTATTGCCGTTTCGTACTTAGAACAAGATAGGATTTAAATGATTCCCTCTTATAATAATATAAGGGGGATGATGCTTCCAAAGAGGACATTTTTAGTAAAAGATACAACACCCAAATCGATTTTTCGTATTGCGAGATTCGTTGGAGAATTTCAGCTTAGAAATCAATTCCAAAAAGATAAGAAATTAGTAGGAGAATGGATTCGCGATGAAATGGTTGATCTTGGTCCAGCTTTTATTAAAATCGGTCAATTTATGTCTACACGTATTGATGTTTTCGGCAAAGATATTACGACACGTCTAGCAGAACTTCAAGATCAAATCTATCCTATGCCTTTTGAACAATTAGAACCTCTTTTAAATGAAGAATATCAAGGAGATTATACACAGATCTTTTCATCGATTGATCCAATGCCTATGGCATCTGCATCCATTGGTCAAGTCCATCGTGGTATTTTAAAACGATCCAACCAAGAGATTGTTTTAAAAATTCAAAAACCTGGCATTGAAAACCAAATTAAAGAAGATTTAAAAACATTGATTTCTATCAATCAGTTGTTTTCAAAACTTGGCTTTCAACAAGCAAAGGATTTTGAAGCGATTTTGAATCAATATGAGTTTTTCTTATCTGGAGAACTCAATTATATGAATGAAGCCAAACATATGGCTTATTTTCGTCGTAAATTGATTGAACAACGTGTCTATATTCCTAAACCGTTATCTCAATCCACACAACGAGTTTTGGTGATGGAATATGTTGAATCTATTAAAATCAATGATTTAGATGAAATTCAACGACGAAATATTGATCGTAAAGAATTGGCACGAGATTTAGTCACATTATTTCTTTATCAAATTATCAATCTTGGTCATGTTCATTGCGATCCTCATCCTGGTAATCTCGGGATTGGAAAAAATGGAGAAATTGTCCTTTATGATTTTGGAAATGTCGTATTGTTATCAAAAGAATTTCGTGAAAAAGTTAATAGTCTCGTATTTTCTATTTACCAAAAAGATATTGATGAATTTTTAGAACTATTGATTCAATTGAATATTCTCCAATTGGAAGATAACTTTGATATTCTTGAACTCAAAGCATTTTTTAATTACTTCTTTGATTACTTGGAAACATTGAATTTTGATCAACTTAAGACAGCGATTCTTAATAAAGATGTCTTCGTGAATAATACAGTGAAGATTAAGATTGATCCAAATTTTTTGTCCTTGTTCCGTCTATTCTCATTGATTGATGGAACATGTTCTTTACTCGATCCAGAATTTAATTATATTACAACATTGGCACCTTTCTCAGATAATCTTTTTATGGATCCTGGTTTCATTGATTATCGTATGAAAAAAGATTTACAAAAATTAACCTCTTATCCAAAATTATTAAAGAGTACGGATCAGAACATTCTTCGGGTCAATCGTCGCTTTATTAAGATGAACGACCAATTTAATAAATTTAAGTTCTTATTTGTATCGATCGCAGTTATGAATGAGATTGAAGATCCTGTAAAATTAGGGCTTTTAGTTCCAATGTTGCTCCTTTTCTTTTGGCGGGACGAGAAATAGTGTTAGCTATTTAGAGGATCGAGAAATAACAACGTTATAATTTTTGAAGAATCATTTGTAAATCTCTTAAACATTCACGTACCGTATATCGTTTAAATATGTTGGGTTGTATCATATGTTTGATCATTGTAAAATAGAGTTGTGAAATTTCAGATTTGTTGACTTCGATGTAAGGATATATATGTAATAACATTAATCCCAATCCATAAACATCGACTTTATTAACTTGTTCTGTAAATATTTCTTGGATTTGGTCTTTTGTTTTTCCCTTTAATGTCTTAAATAAATCTGCTATCTCTTTTTTATAAGTATCGTAATCATAAAATATACGATACAAATCAATATTACGAATATTTACATCTGTAATAACAAAATGTAGCATATACCATTCGTGGTCTGCAAATAAACTCGCTTGTTCTATTTTTTTATCAATATAATAATATCTTGAAAAATAACGATATTCAGGTGGATGAAAT